TGAGAGTCCTTATATCTTTCTTCTTTTACCTCTGTTTCTTCTTTAGGAGTAACCTCTACCTCTGTATCCGTTTCTGTTTGCTGGTCTTTATTAAACAACTCAACTGCTCGTTCTAAATTTTGTTGTTCAGTTATTTCAAACTCCTCATCACCCTTTGCTTCAGACTCTTCTACCAACTCTTTACTAGCCTGCTCTATATATTTTAATTGCTCACTCTGTTCAAGCTCTCTAAAGGCATCTACCTCAGTATCCACCTCTGCCTCTAGCTGATTCTCTTGTAAGTCTTTTATTTTAGCTTTAAGTATACTAGCCTTTTCCTTAGCCACCTCAGTTTTGTTTCCTTCTAATTTACTAAGCTCTAGTTGTAGCTTTGTTATTTCAGCTAAAGTCTCAGGGTTAATATCAGGGTTAGCCTCTAGTATTAATCTCTCAGTATTTAATTGTAATATTCTGTCAGAAAGTTTGTCTGCCCTACCTTCGTAATCATTATCAATCTGTATTTTTGTAGACTGTAGTTGGTCTAAGGTCATGGTCTCTATAAGGTTGTCTATAGTCTCTACATCTACCTTCTTTCCGTTTACTTTATACTTTGGCTTTGAAAACCTTGCAGATATAACATCCTTTATACCACCTGGTGCTTCAGCAATACCCTCTAATGCAATCTCAGAGATATCCATTTCTTGACCAATCACACCTCTAGCAGTAGCCTCACCTACAGAACCACCTACTGATTCAACTCCTGACGCAGCCAAAACAGATTTAATTTTTGTGCCTTTAGTTGCACCTTTACCAGCCTTTCTAAGAATTCCACCTGCAACCTTACCACCTAGTCTGCCTGTAAACGCATCAATTACACCAATAGTTAGACCTCTAGCTAATGCTCTGTTTCGTAGACTCGTATATATTTTATCGTCATTTAATGCCTCTCTAATTTTTTCAGGAGTAAGCTCTCCCTCAACCTCTTCCTGTAGTAACTCAGAAAATGTAGCACCCATTTCAAGGACTGACCCTGCTGCTGCAAAAGCATATGGAAGTGTTGCTGCTGCTCCTGTAATAGCTCCTGCTGCTGCTCCACCTACTGTTCCTATAACAGGCAAAGCTACTGTCCCTCCTGCTCCACCTGTAGTAGCACCTACTGTTGCACCTGCACCTAATATTGTGCCTGCTGCTACTCTTGAGTCTTTATTGGAAGCCATAGAAGCCATAGAGCTAAGTATAACTTCAGGAATAACTTGTAATCCTGACTTAGCTAACCCCATAACAACTCCCATAAAACCTTTTCCGTTTTCTTCGTAGGTCTTTTGGTACTCCATCATCTCATCAGATGGACCTAGTTTTTGTGCCTGTTTATTAGCTTCAATAAAACTGTATATATCTTCATCGGTTGCGTTTGCACCTCGTAGTAGTATGTCTGATGCATCCTCAGCAACCTGACCTTGATAGTAACCAGTAGCAACACTACGAGACATATCGTCTATAAAGTCCCCTAAACCTATTTGTGTTACTGTATCAAATCCTCTTAGTATGTTACCAAAAGTTCCCTCAAAATAATCTTGCTCAGTCTGTGGTTGTGTAGCCGAAGAAATGTTTTCCGTAACCAATTCCCCATTTGGATCTTGAGTAATAAAACTTGATTCGTCTTTTTTTTTTAATGGATTGCTTACCCCAATAAGTTGTGCAAATGCGTCAGCATCTCCATTATAACCTGTGTTTGTAAACTGATTAAATCCATCATTAAATGCATCAGAATTTGTGCTCATTAATATTTTAAAATCAGCCTCTGTTCCTAAATAACCAGTGCTTTTAAATTCTTCGTATAATTCTTTAAATGCTTGTTCGTTCATTAGTTTGTGTTATATTTAGAGCCGTCAATTACAGGGTCGGTAGATGTTGATGTTGTTGTGCTTTTTTCTCTTTTATCACTCTTTAAAAGTTGTTCTATGTCAAACTGTGCATTGTTCTTTTTCCATTGTGTTTTTTCAGCATCAGTCATCTTTGATAATCTATTTCTTAATTCCTTATCTAAGCCTAATTCTTTATATACCCTTTTCAAAATTTGAGGAAGTTTAGTAAGCATATTTTCTTGAGTAACTTTAAAAACTGTATCGACCCCTGGTATTGTTATAGTGTATTTATTTACTCCTGTTGAGTCTAAACGTACTCCTAAATCAACAAATTCAGCCGTCTTAAAAAGGTTAGGAATTAAATCCTCATCATTAGTTCCGAACATAAGTTTAGCATTATCAACCTTTGTATTAAAAAACTTGTCAAGACCAATATCAAAAGATGCTTCTTCAACAGTATCATCACCTCTTCCTGCCCTTGTTCCTTCAAATGAATTATCTTTTCCACCAAATATTGATTCCGTACTTAATCCTTTTTCTCTTTTAGCTTTGTCTTGAACTCCATGAATCTCTACTCCTGCTGCTGCCCAATCTACATAACTATCAGTTATAGGAATAGCATTATCTCCAGTTCTATTACCTGCAGGGTTTTCATAACTCACTTCCATAAAGTCTTGCATTACCCCTTGTTTATTTTCTCTTGAAACAAATTCTATATCAACTAAAGTATTTTTAGCTTGTTTATTGTATGGACTAGAAATAATAGAACTAATAATACTATTTCTTTTAGCAGAGTCTTTTGTGATATACAATGAGTTCCATAAGTCAACAACACTTCCTTGTTGCTCTTCAAGTATTTTATTTGCACTTTTTTCTCTTGGTGGCGTAGGTTCTTTTTGAGTTTCCTTACGACCTAGTTGTTTGTCTATATGTCTTCTTAAAAATTCTTCAGCTTTAGCTTTTTGTTTTTTACCCATTTCACTTGTAACATCCATAATCATTTTACCTGATCCTGGTTGTGCAGGGTCTTCTATCATAAGTATAGAGTTTTCGTCTTGGTCTTCTTTATTAAAAACAGTGTTAAAGCCACCAACATAATCTTTAAGAATACTAGCGACCCCATTTGGAATTTGCACTTGAGTCTGAACCATATCATTTACCATAAGGTCAAAATCTTTCATCTGCCTAACGTCATCAATAGTTCGGTATAATCCATCTGTTGTTAAATAAGTATCTGCAAACTTAGCCACCTCTGCATCTAAAACATCTAATTGATACTTTAGTATTTCTTGAGATAAAGAAAAGTTTAACTGTTGAACTGTGGTAAAACTACCAGGAGTTCTATCCATAGTTGTAACAGTCTTTCCATCTACTTCCTTGTCTACCAATTTACCAATACTTACCTGCCCATTGGTAGGGTTAATATAAGCCTCATGATTAGAAAAATTTGCAAATCCTTCAAGCCTAGCCAACATATCAGCATCTAGTTGAGATGTAGTTCCATCTTGAAACTTCTTCATTCTATCAGAGTATATAGCTTGGTATTTTTTTCCTAAATTAAAAAGTTGTGTAGTTCCTTGAGTAAGATTAGCACGACCAATGTTATAATCTTTTAATTTTAATTGACCAGACTTTAATAATTTGTCCTGCATTAAACGCATCTGTTGTGCGTTGTTTGCATATGTCATGGCAAACTCATTTAACCCTCTGTGGTCTCCTTGAGGAGCTTCTGACAGGGTTAAGCTTAGTTCTGCAGTAGCGTCATCAATAGCTTGTCTCTTAGACTCTCTAATGGCTTCAGCAGCCTTTAAAGAATTGACCATGTTAGAGGTAATCTCTGACCAGTTTACTTGATTACTAGCATCCCTTTCTGCGTATTTATAATATGTTGCCATTTAATTTATTGTTTTTTTCTAATAAAATCCATACATGCCATTCATTGGATCACCACTTCTTTTTCTTTTAATTTCTTCAATAATTTCTTGGTCTTCTATAGGACCACCTACATTCATTGAACTACCATAAAGTATATTATTCAAGTATGACTGTTGTTCTACACTACCTCTGTTTATGTAAGACTGAGGGTTGGCTAAGAATTGATTTTCATCAAAAGAACCAAGTCCTTGCTTTCCTGCAAGTTTAGCAAACCTATCAGCATTAAATCCTGAATTTCCAGCATTTAACATCTTAAGCATATTATTATTTAATACTGCCTGTCTACCTAAATTTGTATCTGATTGTCTATATCCTGTTCCAATACCCAAAAATCCTTTATCTGGATTAGCGTTCATGTAAGCGTCTTTACCTGCTCTACCTGCCATTCTTTGACTTTGGTTAAAATCTCTAACACCTGCACTTTTTGAAAACAGTGGTGCTGCACTCATAAGTTCAGCACCAAAAGACGCTAATTGTTGAAACCCTTGTGTCTGTGCTGCAGCAGCAGCCTGACTAGCATCTGATGCTGCCATCTGTGCTCCTGCAACCTCACCTAAATCTAACTGAACACCAACGTCACGAAGCCTTGAATCTTCTGCTGCTGCTGCTCTATCTAATGCAGTCAACTCTCTACCCATTGCAGTACGAATTCCTTGTTGACCTTTTTGTTGTGCTAGTTGTATTCGACCAACACCTGCTGCTGCACCACGTTCAGACTCTCTTACTGCCTCAACACCCCCTGCTCCTGCAACTAGTAAAGCCTCACGTTCAAGTTCGTAAGGTTCTTTATTTATGCCTAATGCGTCTATATAATTTACCTCAAGTTTTTTTCTAGCTGCTGCCATTGCTTTTTCACCTTCACGCTTGGCTTTTTCTTCGGCTTTACGTTGTTGACCTGCCTGAAGAAAAGATGCACCCATCCCCCCTGCAGATAAAATTAAACTCCCTATTAATAAACCTGTTCCAACTCCTGCCATAATATTCTTTTTTTAATTATTTCTTGAGGCAACTCTTTATAAGTATCTACATAAACATCTGCCTCAGCTTCTTCAAATGTTTTTGCATCAGTTTTATACACACAACACCACTCACTATCTTCGTGTACATAAAAAACTCGTTGTGCACCCTCTTTTGTTTTTACAACATGTGGAGCAACAATAGTTTCAACTAATCCTTCATCAGTTAAATAAGACACCTTACCTTTTAGTAAGAATGATGGATGATTTTGTTTGTGTATCATTGTAATTATTAAATGTCCTTTAGGCATAAATAACTCCCTTGTATACAAACCTCCTTCAAGATGTTGTTTTAAAGGGTACACTTCACTCATCTTTCCTTCGTACTTAGTACCTGCTTTATGTTTTAATGCACCTTCTATAGCGTCAACTTGTTCTTTAAATTTTTCTATTTTTTCCCACAACATTCCTGTCCCTTGTGGGATACTGTTTAAAACCTGTAAAGAAACCTCTTCTTCTACCATTACTTCAAAGATACTAATTTTAAGGAAATGATTTCATAACCTCTGAACCAACGGCAAATAACTCTACTGCACCTGTATTATTGTTGGTTAAAGTAAACACTGCATAGTGACCTAATATACCATGAGACTCTGCCGTACCATTCTTTATAAAGAAATAATAGTTTGGACTAGTAGGTGGTAAATTACCAATTGGAGTTCCAGAAGAATCTGTAATAGTGGTATCAACTATCAAATAATTTGTTCCACTTTGAAGATTAACAACCTTATCTTTTACTTCTCCAATTAAAGTAACTTGATTTGTAAAACCACTCTTAATATACAAATAATCGCCAATACTTAATATTGTTCCAATATTTATATATGGGTCTGTGCTAAAATTAATAATTACATTATTTGGAGATAACGTATTTACAGTTGTGTTATTTCCAATACCATTAGCAGACCTTAAAGGATATTGAGCTGCACTTGCAGGCTCTGAATTTTGTGCCCTAAGATATCCGAAATAGTTTCCTTCTTTAAGTTTAAACTCGTCTTTGTTAATAAAGTTACCAATTTGCTGATCACTATCTGCCGTTGCACTCCAAGATGCATCAGACTCTAGCTCTAAAGTTTTAAATAGTTTATTCTCTAAAGGTTGGTCATTAAACACCGATGTTAGTATAGAGGAAAAATCTTCTCCATAATAATTATTTCTAGTTTCATTTGTGTTATGTCTATAAATATTACCTCCCTTAAAAGTGTATAGGTAATTATTCATACCTTGAATCCAATCAGGATAGTAAGTATAAAAAGAGGGAAACCCCTTTACTCCATCATCATATGTTAATGTATATTTTGATTCTAATGTTGGTATTGAAGGTCCAGACATAATTTAAAGATTTTGACAGTTATTAGATGCATCACATGCTAAAATATCAGTAACAAGATTGCTTTGTATTTCCATTACCCTCCAACCATTAGCAGGAGCACTAGTAGACGAAGTTTCAAAGTAATAAGCATACCACCCATCACTTAATCCTCCTACAATTTCATCACCTAATGTTAAGCTATAGTAGTTATTACCACTAACTGTAGATGTCTGTACAACTATATTATAGTTATTAGTACAAAAAGTACTACAAGGTATAGCTACTCCTGATAAGTATAATTGACTTGTTGGTGGACAAACAGGTCCAGGTTGTTGAACCTGTAAATTACTTCCAGAATTTTCACGATAAATATTTGAACCTATTTCTTTGTAAAAACCATCAGCCATAGGAGTGGTTAAAGAATTAGTTTGAAATATTTGTGAAGCAGTTAAAAATGTATCACCTAAAGCCATATAAGCAGTGACCTGTACGCTTGATACACAAAACAAATCCAAAGCAGATGTTGCGTTATACTCAAGTGTTATAGCATTCTCAATACAATTAGGACAAATTTGTTGAGGTAGTAGAAGACAATTAACTTGTTCCCTAGAAATAGTTCCATCAGAATAAAATCCATCTGGAGCACATACAGTTAAATCAACATCTGTAAATACTGCAGTGGATAATCCTAATGTAGGTCCGTTTAAATAATAATTTCCTGTTACTGCCATATTAATTTTTTATTCCAAAATTCAATAATGTGAATATAAATTTCTTTTTACCAAGATCAACGTTAAATTTAATAAAAGTTATTTTACCAATTCTAAGTATAAAATCTAGTTTATCATTTTGTTTTGCGTTTGACTTCCAACTGTTAGTATACTTCATAGTTATTTAATTTAAAAACAAGTGCATGTAACGCTAATTACTGTAGCACCATCGTTAGTAATGAGTTGTGATATACAAGCATTCCAAACTTCGGTAGGAATAATTGTCTGAGAAATAGGTGTTCCAAGACAATCAACATACTCAAGTGTTAAATTACTGCCAGTATTATTTTCCCACGTATAGGAATTACAAACACAACCTTGATTTGAACTCAATGCAATTATATCATCAGTAGCAGTGTTTGCACTAGTTCCTGTTATTGTCCACTTACATCCATCTCCACTTAGTAATTCTACTTTATCTCCAACTGAAACTGCAATAGAAGATGTTACTGTTCTAACTTCACCAGTAACACATTCTTGAATTGAATAGTTTGATGCAACAAGATTACAATCACAAGAAACAAATTCCACAACTATTCCTAAAGAAGGAGTAATAGAAGATGCACAAATGTTTTCCACTACTGGACTAGTAACATCTATTTTTACTAATAATCCATTACAGTCTATATAATTAACAGATATACTACCTCCTGCAGTGTTTGTAAGTGTATATTCATTACAAACGTCACTGCAATCTTCACCTGGATAAGTGTTTATTATGTTAGTATTAACAGTTCCAAACTCAGTAAATGATATTACTTTAAATTTACAATCAGGCTCGTTATCAATTTGAACAATATCATTTACATTATAACTTGCATTATTAGCTATATATGTGGTAGGAATTGTTGTAGCTACTAAAGATTGACATCTTTCTAAATTTACAAAAGAAGGTTCACTACTAGGACATTCACAACTTGTCCAAACTAAATCAAAATCAGGTTGTGGTGCTGCATCTTTAGCACATATATTTTTAAAGTTTCCTGCTTTAATATCTTCATTTATAACTGTACCATTACAATTAGTATATATAAAATCAACTGTTGAACTATTATTAGTTACTGTGTAAAAATTACAAACCTCACTGCAATCTGCAGCAGTGCTTAATCCTGTAGAAGTAGCATTAGCAGGACCAACATTTGTTTCAGAAACAATAACATACGTGCAATCTGCATCTTCATTTATAGTAATTAAATCACCAACATTAAACAGACCACTATTTACTACAGTAAGTTGATTAAAACCATTTGTACTCCAATCTATTATACATCTTTCAACTATTAAGAATGGTGCAACAGGGTCACACTCACAATCTTCAAGAGTAATAATAATTCCTGGTGTTGCAGAAATCTCTTGAGCACAAATAACTAAATCATCGTTTGCAAGAACTGTAGCCGTTACTGAATCCCCATTACAATCTATGTAGTCAACATCTGTATCAACTCCATTAGTATCTTCTAGTTGATACTCTTGGCATATGTCTTCACATGTAGTGCCTGAAGGTAATATAGAAGTAACAGTTGCAGTAGCTGCAGATGGAGTTATTGATCCAATTTCATAAGTACATCCATTAATCACAACTAATTCCCCTGTGGTATACACACCTTGAACAACCTCAGTCTGTACAACTCCATCGGCTCTACATTGGGTAGCTTCAAAAGTATCAGGTTCTGAACAACCACAACACGCATCTAGACTATCTGTGGTTGAGTAACATAACTCAGCAAAAACAGGAGACCTGTAATCATATATCAAATACAAGTAATCACCAGAAGTTCCTGCAGGCATTATAAAGTCACCCAAGTATGTGCTTGGTGCTCCTGAAGAATTTACTGGTAATTGAGTAGAAGCGTTTAATAATGTTTGTATTGATGCAGGTGTATTTGAGTATAACGTTGCTGACCTTAAATATTTAAAATTCATAGGTGGGGTTACAAAAACAAAATCATCTGTTGGTGGTATTTTGTTTGAAATAATCGAAACGATTGCTCCATCAGCAGGTATTACTCCTGCACCTTGAACCCCTGCAACTGTACTGTATTGTGATACATTAGGAGAGTTTATCGATGATAAAAATTCAATTTGCTCCTGATGTAATGGAGAAATAAATGGTCCATCAACCCATCGATATTGATTATGAATAAATTGACCTGCATCTGAGTTGTTAGTAACACAAACTTGGACAATACTTAATGCTTTGGCATCTACACAACTAACTGTATAGTCTATAACTGCTGATGCAGTTCCATCAAAAGTAAGGTTTAGAGTATCTGTTAAAACTAAATTTTTAATTACTGTGATTGTGTTTAGTCCATTAACTAAATTTACCACTTGAAGTGTTGTTCCATATTCAACTTGTGCTTGAAGAGAACCACTAGTTAAATCAGAAACATTAATTGTTATAGTTACTTCACCCACTAATTCTCCTACATTAAAGCAGTAGGTGATAGTTGTTCCGTTAAAATTTAATAGTTGATTAATTCCACATTCAATACAAGGCACATTAATTGGAAGCAACTCATCATTAATGGAAAAAACATATTCATCCATGTAAGGGTCGTACCCTCCTAGTTTTTGATTATTAGGAGATGATATAAATTTATCTCTAAACCAAGAACGCATTCCTGCATCGGATATAACTGTAAGTTGTTCATTAGAATATGCACTACCTTTTAGTTGAATTAATGCTCCACGTTTTTGGTCAGAAAAATATTTATCAAATCCATATTGTGCAAAACTTTCAGGGTTAAAGCTTATCCCATACTCCTCTAATCTAGCTATTTGAGTTCCAAGAACTTCTGGAACAGATGTAATAGCTCCTCCTGGAACTGAATCAGATAATAAATTTTTACCTGCTAGTACATATGATATTTTATCTTCTTGTAATGTAAGTATATCAGTAGCTCTAGCGAATAGTTTTTCAATAGGACCAAATGATTCTTCTGTTTTCTTAAAGTTTATTAGCCCAAGGTTAAACTCATTAAGTTTATTTACATTGCTCTCATCATTGTATATACCACTATAAGTTATGTCTGCAAATCTATCAGCTTCTCTATAATCTTCTGCTGAAGTAGTTGTAACCCTGTTACCTAATAATAATGGCTTGCCCACTATAGAATCTCTAATCTTATAACTTTCTACACCATTACCAAAAGCAAAACAATTAAAAAATGATGTGTCAATAATTGCAGGACTTGTTGCGTCTTGATCTTGAACATTTCCAAGATGCACATCTGCATATGGAGTATTAGTAATTGTAACATCTGCAGGAACATCAGGTGGAGTAGATGGTGATATTATAGCAGAACCACAATCTGTCCATTCTGCTGCAGAATCACCTGGTTGAAGAACAAGTTGAGATTGAATACCATCTAAAGTGTATACAAATGCAATTGGATTAGATTCACTAGAAGCTACTTGAAATACAGTTTTACAACCTCCTTTTGCAATATCAAATGTTTGAGCACCTTCATACCAAACATCTGGTAGTGCATCAGTAGGCTCTGTCTCAAACACAAGTGTAGATTCAGCTCTAAATATTTGCCATGTTGCAGTAACGCTAGACCTTCTTTTTTTAGTGCTTCCACAAGCTCTAGTACCAGACATTATAAAACGTATCTCTTGAGTACTAGGGTCTTGAAACCACCTGTAATAATTTGTTCCTAATGCAGGCGTAATTCCATATGTACCAAATGGATCTGAAGATGTTGCCGTAGTTGGTATGTACACATTTTCTACATCACCTCCAGTACCACCAACTTCTTGCGTTCCTGTATTTAAAACTGATTGAACATTGTCTCCATTAAACCAATCAATAATATTATCATAATCAGTGGATGCAATTAAACTAACATCTAAATTATATTTTCTACGTTCACATGCATTATTACCCCTTTGAGGTCCTCTTCTTTCGAACTCAAATGTCATTTGTATTCTACTGCCTGAAGGAATAGTAAGGTTTTGATAATTACCTGCATCATCAGGCTCTGCAAATCCTTTATATGCAAGTATAGGATAGTTACCATTTCCTCGTACTGTTTTAGTCTGCTTACCTGGTAATATAAAAGGGTCAGGTCCTACAGATACTGAAAAGTCTTGAGCCTTTATTTTCATGTAAGTCCCTGCAGGAATATTTATTTCTTTTCCATTTTCATCGGTTGGTAAGGGATCAAGAAAATCTCTTTGTTGTGCTTCCTTATCTAAAACTGTTGCATAAGCACATCTTAACAAAGAACCACTTGTGTCTGCTTTAACGATTAACCTGTCTCCTGTTTCTACTTTTCTTGAATTTTCACCTTCTAATAAAAAGTACGTGTCATTGGTAGCAGGGTCTGTAAAAAAGATATTGGTATAAACTGTTTCGTAAGTTTCTGCATTAGGTTTTATTGCAAATCTATATTTAGTTGCCCAATACGGAGGTTTTTGTTGAGGTGGTATTGAAACCCTTATAAAATTTTTAAGGTCAGAAAATCCACAAGGCACATGTTCTGTGTTTAACGGACTAACCAAAGCAGTTGATGCTCTATTAAATTCATCCATGTAAACTATACCTATTTCATAATCTCTATTACTATGAAGACTGTTAGTATTACTTACTAATTGAAAAGAAACTTCTGCACTATCCCATTGAAAATATTCATAAGCACTTTGAGTTGGAGTTGTTGTGTTATCTACTCTGCGTATTGCAGGCAGTTGAAATCCAATACTATCAAGACCTGGAACTGTTATAAGAGATATAGGTTGATTTGCTGCTGAAGTTCCACTTTCATATTTAGTCCAGGTAGTCGGTTGAGCTGCATCTAATATATTTGGTACGGCACAATTAATTACGTCTGTAAATGTATTACCATCACAAGAAGTTTCAATTGCAGGGTCAATATTAAAAACAGGTTTTATATTACTTGCTATACCTACCTTTTCTTGAAAGTCTACACTTGAAGCTAATTCATATACAGAGCTAAAAGATTGAGGTAATATATAAACAAATTGAACATCTACTGATCCACTTGTTTCGGTTGGAGTATTTCCACTAAAACTACTATGTACAAAAGATGCTTCAATAGTTAATATAGAATTTGCAACTAACTCTACATCTCCTAAATTTACAAATAACCTTGATTCTGGAACAGAAATTGCTCCTCCAAATGTATACTCTCCTATTGTAAAAACATCTTCTATATTCTCAAAACCTATATCTTCAGATAGTAATTCGGTTTCAAATTCTAAACGTATAGGAGAATTGTTTTTATCTACTAAATTATAGTTCTCTATGTAATTTCCATACATTAGTCTATTACCCATAATGGTTTGAGCTTTAGCTAATAAAGGAACATTGTCATATAATCTAAGCAGTTCTGAATCAGGAAGTATTGTAAATATTTTACTATTTCTAAAATTAAAAGTATATTCAGTATTATTAGCTAAACCTAAATCAGATTTTTTTAACTTTTCAATTACTTTTATAATAGTGCCATCACTATCTTTAAAAAGTAAATCAATAGCAGTAACTAAAGGTCCTCCTGAATTATATGTTATAATAGCCGTATTAAATAAATTAACCACCCCTTCATTTATAAATGACTCTGTACTAAAATCAAATGGAGATGTTTGAAATGCTACATTTGAAAATTGTGAAACGGCAGAATACTCATCATCTTGGTATTCGTATCTATAAGCAAAAGATATAAATCTTTCTTCTAAGAAATTTTCTTGTCCACCAGGCGTGCTTGTCAATTCTATTTCTGGAGCTTTAGCAGGTGGTTTTTTGATAACTAACAAAGACTCTCTTAAAAGGCTTGCATTACCTCCACCATCAACCAAAGGACTACCTGAAGGGTCTTCATAATTTCTTAGTATATTAATAAACCTTGGAGGATTGTAATCATCAGTCCAAAACAATAATCCATCAATAACATTAACTCCAGTTATTAAATGTTTATCATCAAAGTTTAACACTGTTTGTGATGATGTACCTCCATCAGAAACACTTATTACTAAATAGGATAAAATGCTTGTTACTACATTAAACGAGACAATTAAGTCTAACTTTCCTGAAGGACTTGTAGAACCAAACGCAGGGTCAGTTACAAACCAATACAAAGTATCATTAGCACCATCGTCTACAGAACCAATACACTTTGCTTGGTTACTTAAAAGAACCCCTCCGTATGATAAGTTCGTAAGCTTAGTATTCCCTTTAGAATTTTCTACTGCTCCAATCTCTGTTGATTCAGATGATCCTAACCTAACATTTACTGCGTCAATATATTGTCCGTTTGGAACGAGCCTCTCGTCAACGGACTTATTCATTTTACCTGCTACAAAGTTTCTTGAAAGTTTAGCCATATTATTTTATCCACTTGTCTCTACCTCTCAGATTCATTAATAATCTTCCTGGGTGTATATTGCTTAATCTTATTTTTGCGTTTCTTAGAAGTGCTGATTTTGATTTTCTAGCTCTATTTACTATATATTCTTGAACTCCTAATTTACTACCTAATATTTGATAGCTAATATATGCATAAACATATTCTTCAAACAACTTATTTACAGTTATTTGTGTGTCATCTCCACCTTCCATGCCATCAGAAATGTATTCCAATATACAACTTTCGTTAGCCATAGTAGAATCAAAATTAATTACTCCTGTTTTTTTATCAATTCTAAAAGTAGGATTAGCATTAGCAGTCTCTGTATTAAGACCAAACCTAGCACCCACTGCAAAGTCGAAGTACCAACATCCTTCGTACTCATATCCTAAAAATCCATTATATGGACTTAAACTGTTTAAATAAATACTTGGTTGCTGACCTGTAATTCTTGCAAAATCTAAAGGTGAGTATTGAGGTTGTATTGCTTTTCCATCTTGGTCAAAAAGTATTCTAGCATCATTGGCTTGTAAATAAGCTCTAGCTGAATTTACTTGAATGTTTTCTACCATAGGTCTAATAACACCATCTTTATAATAAGATATTCTAACCCAATTTACATAATCAGAAGGCAGTATAAATCTAAGTTCTTCAGAAACTGTAAGTTGTAAAACCTTTATTTCTTTAAATGCATCATAGTTTAATTCTTGAATAGCTCTTTTTGCATGAAAAAGTATCTTGTATCTCTCTTCATTATTTATTAAAGAATGATTACCTGAATACATTAATTGATAGTTTACAACTATATCTTGCAATGATACATATTGGTATGATCCCCAATTAGCATCTTCTGGAGCATTCCCTCCATTTTCGTAATATTCGTATTGACTAATGTATGACATAATTATTTTTCGCTATTAATTTCAGCAGCCTCTTTTGCTCCTGCGTACTGTACAACTGATGCTTCACGTATTGATACTCCTGCATACTGTAAAATTTTCATTGTTAAATCCGTAGCATCATCTGGAAACAATTCAAAGTCTTGATAATCAGGTTGTGATTGGTCAAAGACTGGTTCATTATCAGTACCTAAATCTACATAAGTCCATTTAGGTGGTTTAGGATAACGTATATATTGACTTGTTACAACTGTTCCTAATGTAGGTGTTGGATACAATGTAGCAACATTTCCTTCACTTGTATAAGCAGGAAACATCAAAGATGGTGCAGTTAAAAGAGACATATTTAATAAAGTAATTTTACTTTGCTCCACTCTTTCAACTTCTTTAATAGTGTTTCCTTTATATATCTTGTAATCTAATGGAAAAGTATTTATAACATTAGGTGTAACACCTAGTTGTATATTACTATCAATACTAGTTACTGTAACATAAGTAGGAACTGCAGCAATTACTACAAAAACAATATCTCCAACTTGAACACCTGATGATGTAAAGTTTGCATTTGAATCTATTATTTTACTTTGACCTCCAACAGTTCCTGTAGTAGTTCCAGAAACCACTAAAGAATTATTAATAATTATTTTGTTAATTAAGTAATAATCTGAACCAGTAGTTGCAGCAGAAGGTAAATTATACTGTGTATAATTTGGTGCTATTGGTGTTAATGGCGTAGTTACAGAAAAGAAATCGATAACTTCTACGTAACCTTTTTTTATATCAGCATATCCTGTTCCAGAAGTTCTTTGGTTTTCTTTGTTAACCTGATAGTTATATGCATAAAAGTAATCCTCAAATAAATCCATTTGAGCTTGTTGTGCATATAGATTAAAATCTTGTGGAGAGATGTAGCCATAGTTATTTTTGTTTAATACGGCTAAAACTGTATTTCTAATATCGTTTATCATCCTAACTATTATTTACACAAAGATAATCAAAAAAAAAAGAGGTCTCAAAAAAGACCTCCTTACTTAATGAATCACAAAAAAAATTATTATTAACTAATTACTCCATTAAGTTTTCTAATACTTTTAATGCCTCAATCCCATCGTCAGATTGAAAATATGATGACACTATATAAATTGGGTCTTCTCCAAAAGGTATTACACATAGTCGTGTTTTGTTGGTTTTGGTAGAAAACCACACTTCTTTATTTTTGTTTCTATATTTAATAAGACCTTGTTCAAACAACTTATGTACAGTTGCTTGTAACTTTAATACAGGGTCATTTATAACCGACATGAAATCTTGAGGTTCTCTCTTAGCATAAACTAAGATATCTCTCTTCATCTCATCCGTACTAATTCTAGATGGGTCTTTTTGAAACAATACTCTTGTTAAGGTTTCTAGTTGCGATATAGATAAAGAACGAGCTTCTATCATTGCATCAAGCTCTATGTTAATGCTTTCAACAATCTCTTGAGCATCTTTTGCATTATCTAATTCTTTAAACTTAACTCCATTGTGTGGGTGAACATCTAAGAATCTTTGTAAAACTTGATTATTTTTGGTAACTCTTAAAAATCCATCTTCAAAAATAACAGGCTCTATAATTGCATTATCATCTTGTTCATCTACAAATGGAGATGATTGATTTCTAGCATAACGTAATTCTCTGTTTATTCCTGTTTCAGGGTCAACCCAAAGTAATGGGAATCTTCTAGTGTGTCTAGTTGCAAGCATGAAAGATAAAGGTGCTGCATTTCTTGTTAACTTGTAGACCTTGTCTACTCTTTGTACTGTAGTTTTCATTTGATATAATTTAATTTAATTTATAAAAAAGGAGTCTCTTTAAAGAGACCCCTTTCATTTGTTGGTATTCTTAATCTTGGAAGATGAAGAAGTTATTTGCACCTAAAGTACAAACTGCTCTTTCACTCAAGAAGTTTACTTCCATCGCATCTAAGTCAGATGTTCTTGCACCTCCTGCTGAACCAGTGATCCAAGTTTTGTAACGTCTGTCTTCAGTTTCAGAAGCTCTGTATCGAACATGTAAGAATGGTCTCTTAGCGTTCTTCCCAAGAATTTGATCATAAACAGTTGTAGAACCTGCAGGCACTAACAATCCATTGATGCTTCCTGTACCATCAACTCCCCCACGCATTGTTGGGTCGTTTAAGTATTTCCAGTCAGACTTGTAAAAGTCATAACCTCTACGGAATCCTGTAAATCCTAAGTTAAGTGCCATCTCCTCATCATTGTCAAAAAGACCATAAGAAGTTCCACCTGCTCCATAAGAGTTTTGAGCTGCTAACATATCATCGATGTCAAATCCAAAGTCTCTGTTCAAGAAAATTACATTCTCTTCAATAGCACCTTGCTTGTCTAAACGTGAAATGATTGCGTCAAAGTCTGCTAAAGCATTAGGGTTTCCACCTGCCCATACATTACCTCTTTGTTGTACTACATAGAATACACCTTCAGAACCTTTGTTTCCAACTTGGTCAGAAGTAACTTGTGTAGCAACACCAGAACCTGCTTCAGCAGGAACTGCTTCAATCATTGCAGTTTCTAAATAGTCATCATAACGTAAACGAGTTTCGTGCTCAGACTTTAAGTACCATAAGTAACCTGAAGCTCCATTTTCAGTAGTAACCTCAATCCATCCGATTTGAGCCATATCAGAACCTGATACTGCATACTTATCTTTAATGATAATTGGAGAGTTTTCGAAAATGAAATCGTCAGATTCTAATGAACCTTGCATTCCATTTGTTCCTTTCTTAAATTCAGAACCATAGATGAAAATACTTGCATCAGCATTTCCTAATCCTGAACCACCTGTATAACCACCTGCATCGTAGAATGCAACAGTGAATTGGTTGTTTGCAAGGTCAACTGCTATTACAATAGCTTTGAACTCACCTGATCCATCGTTGTTTACAACAACAACTGTTTGACCAACTCTAATTGCAATCTGAACTGTTGCACCAGAACCTGGTTGTACAGTTGAACCTGCAGGGTTAAGAACGTCATTTACTTGAAAAATTGCTTCTCCACCTGCTACTACTGCTGCAGTACCACAATCAACGTACTTGGTGTGTAATCTTCCTTGCTCTGCCCATTTGATAAGGTCTGAGTTAGAAGGCATTTCTGCTCCTACCATTCTAATGAATGAGGAGATTGTTCTGTTACCATATCTTTCGAATTCTTTTTCGTAAGTATCTGGTAAATACTGATTCAAAAAGTTGAAGTCAGTAATGTAATTTGAAGCCAAAGGTGTTTGATGCGAACTTGGTTGCAAATCAAAACCTGGCGTAGCTTGGACTGATCCTGCCATAATTTTTATTTTTTTAAATTAATTATTTTCTTTTTATACTTCTAATTTTAAGTCCCTTCCCACTATCTGTGTTTAAAGACTTAAATTGTGTTCCTCCCTTGCTTGTCACTTCTGGTGTTCTACGTTCAGACATATTAATATTTTTTGTCTTACGCATCACATCTTCTGTGGCATTAGCTTTACCTTGCTCATAAAAGAACTTAGCAAATTTTTCAGGATTCTGTGCAATTGCTACACTCCTATGAAAACCTTTTGAATCTTTTAAAAGACCACTATCATCTAAATACTTGGCTGCCCAACCACCTGGATTTAATGCATTCTTTTTTAAATCTTCTAAACTACCTGGAGAAAATGTTATTGTTTCCTCACCTATATTAAACTCAAAACCTTTGAATTCAGGTGTAAATACTTCTAACGTCTTTGAGTCGTAAAACTCTTTCTTTCTAGTAGTCTCTTCTTCATGAGACTTCACATCTGCGATGTATTGCTTATAGCCTTCCATTTCTTCGTCAGACACATTAGAAGATTGCGTTCCCCTTGACTCAAGTGGTTGCTTGTACTTCTCTTGCATTTCTTTAAAGTAATCTTTTGCCTTAGCAATAGCTTTTTTCTTCTTTAACTTAATTTTCTTTATATCACTGTCGTCATCTAAATCTTCATCAAAAGAATAGTCATCCATTAAGGTTTCTATATCCTCTTCATCAAGACCATCTTCCGTAGCACGCAAATAATCTTTAAGTAAAGAATCAGGGTTGGTGTCTTCAAAATCTTTTTGTAACTCTACAAAATCTTTGATTCCTCTCCCTGTATCTTTTTTATATTTAAAGTAAGCAGCGACATCTTCAGGTAATTCTTCCTGAGTTTCTCGCTTACTCATTAACTCATCAAATGAATTAATTTCTTTATTATATCTTTTACCAATATATGAAAGAACGTCTTTCTCGTTTAATTCAGAAGGCTCTTCAGCTTTTGGCTCTTCAGCTTTTGGCTCTTCAGCTTTTGGCTCTTCAGCTTTTAAGTTTTCTTCATGCTTACTTAAAAGCTCTTGTTCAACCTCTTGAACTGATTTTTCTTCCCCTACTGTTACTTCTTTTACTTTGAATTCCATATGATTAAATTTGATTACTACAAATATAAGAAAAAAATAATACCGATTTTAGACATTATCTAGGATTGAATTCAGCCAAATCAAAGCCATCTAGACTATCCTCATTTGATTCAAAATTTACTGGTGGTAAATTATTTTTTCTTTGTTGTATTAGTTTTGATTGTTCCGTATTAGCTTGACTAATTCTATTAGCTTTTGCTCCTTCTCTTTGCACCTCTCTTTGAGCTAATGATTGTTCCGATATATTTCTTAGTTGTAAATTATAATTAAACTCTTCTTGCATTAACTTGCTTTTAAGCATAGCCTCATTATTTTGCTTTTCAATCTCAAAGGCTATCTCAGTTTGCTTCAATTGCATCTTACCTTGTATCTCAGCTTGTTGCTTTTGCATTTCCATTTGAGATTTTATTTCTTGAGACTTTAATGCTTGTTGAGCTTGCATAGCTTGAGCTTGCATAACTTGTTGTTGTTGCTGCTCTTGTAATGCTTTACGTTTTACTTTAAGTAACTGATTAGCAAGTTTGATATTTTTTATTTCTCGAATATCAATAGCATCTTCTAGATTAATGTCACCCTTAGATAAAGCCATTTGTATGTTGGCTTCTAATTGAGCTCTTTGTTCTTCATCTGGAGCTACTTCAATAAAAATACCAAAGTCATAAATATACAAGTCTTTAATATCATTAAGTATACTTACGTTATATTTACCTATAGCATTAGCAAAATCATCTTTAAAATCTGCATATTGCAATATATCTGCCACCCTATAAGTTATAGCTTCTGCTAAAGTTCTATATATATATAACGAACCTTCAAGTATATGTCTAGTTGCAACATTAGAATTTAAAGCTGCAAGTTTTTGTAAACCAACTAAAGAATTAGGATCAGGTGAAGAAGCATCTCTAGCTTCATTTAATCCTGTTACCTGTCTAATCATTCCTAAATAATGATTATAATTAGCAATAAGCATTTGTGTTTTACTAGCACCTGAACTAGATTGTAATTCTTTTATTGGTACTTTACCTTGGTTGTAGTCTCCATCTTGAGTATAGCTTCTACCAATAACAGAACCTGTTTGAAAATATAATCTCAAAGCATCTTCTGGATTATAAGCATTTCCTGTACCTAAGTCTACTTCATTCAATCCATCAGCATCAATATAAACCCCATCAGGAACAACTCTTGAAATTACTTGTTGTAGTTTTAAGTGTGTTATTTGTATTAAATCTGCAAAAGGAATCATACGTCTAGTTAAAGACTCAATGACACCTTTGTACATTCTTGGTGCAACTGCTACATAGTTTGGTAATGCATGTTGTTGAGCTGATTTAGGTCTTACCATATTTTCTGCAAGTTCCCACTTTAAAAGAATATTTGTACCCATAACCATTACCCCTTCATACCACACATCAATGGTTTTTTCCATCTTCTCAAATCTTCCTTCTTCCATCATTTCTACAGGTGGATTAAATTGGTCATCTTTCTCTATAACCTTTGTTCCTCCATTTTCTAGTATTTTCTTTTTATAAACTACTTTTTTAGTGGTTTTATAATTAAAATACATTAATGTAACAGTGTCTCTATAAAAAATATCATTCTCATAGAACTGAGCCACATTATAATAGTCATACCAACTCTGAGAGTATTTAGAAATTTCTTCTAAATCTTCTCTAGTTAAAGACTGGTCAATTTTCATCAACTCAGTAATTGGGAGAGTTTTAATTTCTCCCCAATAAAAACAATCTTTAAAGTGTGGGTCTTCTGTATAACTGTAAACAATATTTGCAGGGTCTACATATTTAATTTCAACTCCTGCTCCTGGTAAAAATTCATGTTTTGTACAACCAATACCTAAAACAGTTAAATCGTAATCAACTCTTTTTCTAACATCGTTATAGTGGTTTTCAGCTAAAATTGTATTAATTGCTTCCTCTTCTGCAATCTCTATTGCAGGCTTATATTTAAGTTGCATGTATAAATTTAACTCTTCATCAGTTTGAGGAAGGTCATCAGGATTCATAATAAAAGGGTCAGCTCCTGTTTCGTTTTGTACAATTTGAAGTATATCTTTAGCTGCTGCTTGACCTTGTATCATATCTTGATACTTGCTTCTTTGAGCTTGAGACATAGCGTCTTCGGCATATGCTTTCACATCAAACAACCTGTCGTTCATTCCGTTAACAACAACATCTACAAATTTAGGTATGATAGGTACAGGTGTCCAGTCTAGATTCAAGTAACTTAAATCACCATCAACTGCAAGTTCATTTTTATATTTAGCTACCGACTGTTCACCTCTAGCATAAAGACGCAACCTGTAGAAATCTCTCCACTGATTATAGTATCTGCATTGGTTGCCATCTTTCTTAAACCATTCGTATTGAATAGCTTGACCTATTTGTAAGCCAAATTCATCTGATGCTTTTTCACTATCAGAAACAAACTGACTTGGAAACCCAACAGAAGAAACATTTATTTTTACGTCTTTCATTTATCTAATTATTTCACTACGATTTCCTTTATTGTTGTATCTAGCAAAGTTAACAATAATATTTGATTGTTTTTTTACAGGTTGATAAAGATGTCTTTGACAAGCCATTACTGCCAAACCTGAACTAATAGATGCGTCAAACTTAGTTCTGTTGCTAATGTCAAACTTTGCCCAATCTTCTAATGTTCTACTAAAAGGCATATAACCCATTTCATCTTCTTTAACTAATCCTACGTATGTTTCAATATAAGACTCAATAGCTGCTGCGTGAGCTTGTTTTACTGCTTCACTTGAGTTAGGTATACCCCCAAGCTCTTTTTCTGTCTTAGAAAGCTTGTGTTTAAGTTTATCTGGTCGGTTTATACTAAAGCTTCTATACCCTCTATTTTTAAAATGATATAACAACCTAGGTTTATTATTCTCTACTAATATAGGCATTCCATAAAAAACACACGCCATCAATACTTCCTCAAAAAATATTTCAGCAGTTTGAGGTCTTGCTACATACTCTAAAAAAAACTGATTGCTAGGAGCATCATCCATATTAAACTTTGTAATTCCATGCAATGCACCATTAGATGCACCTCCTCCAACAGTTCCTGATATATCATAACTGTCACACCCAAAAGCACCAAGATGCTCATTTAAAGGAAAAAAATCTCCCCTATTGTTTTTCTTGTACCTATTTTGCATATTTTTTTTAGGAAGCCACCCTACTAAAAATCTTCCTCTAGTGTTAGGAGTCCATATCACTTCAGTATCTTTAATTCCATTTTTCCAAGAAAAAGAACCACGAGTTGTATGGTGTTCTTGTATAAGTGAATCATTGTAGTCTATCTGCTGATATATTCTTGTAAGATTAAACAATGATTGTTTGCTTTCATCCCTGAACGCATGCGATTCAGTACGAGGAAATTGTCTATAAAACTCATTTAATGCGTCAGGATCATTTTTTAAACTTTCAACTTCATTGTTCCAGTAATCTATTACATCATCCATAGGCATGCCATACTCATCTATATAACCTTCAAAGTTCCACTCCATAGGGATGAAAAGTGAATATAACCCACTTTTGGTTTGACCATTGTTACTTCTTTCATGTGGATTAGAATCGTAATAAAGTTTCTTAAACTCTTCACCTCCTTTACTAAGAGAGTTAGATGTCGAACCCATCATACATTTACCAATTACTCTTCTACCCAACCTTAAACAAGTTTTTGTAACACGATAATTATTTAGTATATTGTTAGGCTTTAGCCATTTCCCACTTTCATCATGAGCTAATAATAAAAGTTTCTCCCCATCATAAGAGTTGTCATCTGTATTCTTCCAGTCAATGGTTGTGTCAAGACCTTCCATCTCTTCATTATCAACATTGTACATATTCTTTTTTGTAATCTTTGATGCAGGGATTCTAAAAGCTAATTCAGTTTTTGGTTTATCCATACCATCTTGAACAGGTTTAAAAAAGAAAGGATAGTTTCTTACAATTGGGACAACCTTATCTGTAAACATTTTTTTGGCATCAGACCCAGACTTAGATAATATTCCTATACGAGAGTTTTTAGATATTGTTGCCACATTTGCACACTCTTCAGATGCCATATATGAAAAACCTGAACGTCTAATTTTTAGATATATCATGCCAAAGCATCTAGGGTCTGCTTTACAAGCCTCCCAAAAAATATAAAAAATTCTGTTAGCCTCTCTAAAATCTGGATAACCAACATCAATCTTTGTCCATTGAAGATACATATAATGTGACCCAGTTATATATGTACTAATGTTCTTGTTTATAAACCAATAGCCTTGTTCTCTTTTATCAAACTCACTTTCAATATAGTCTACCCATTGAGCTTTGAAAGTATTAGGATGCTCATTCCATTGAAATATAGATTGTATTTTTAGAATTGTCTTTGGTGGTTCTTTTCTTTCCCACTTGTTGTTGTCTCCTTGAATAGACTCTGGAGCTTTAGGTAATCCAATCCTAAGTCCGTTAATTTCATATACTTCACCTATCTCGCCTGTTTTAGAAATTATAACGACATCATATTTTTCATCATAGCCATATTTCCACGACCTATTTCTATTCTTTTTTTTAAGAATACCTTTAGGTATGTAGTTATCTATAACTCTGTATAAACTATGAAGATCTTCGTTCTGCAAATCCTTGTTTAGTATCTAGTTTACTTGGACCTCGTTCTTCGATTTCCATTAAATTTTTTTCATTTTCTATCCTAGTTAGTATATCGAAAGCATCAAATATAGCTAACTTCTTAGTAGCTGCAGCATTTTTTAATCTATCAGCAGCTAGCTCGTCTTCAGGGTCTGGTTTAATTATATCTTCTTTAGCAACTTTAATTAGTTGCTCTACGGCTCTCATTCCTGCCTGAATAATATTCTTTTTTAAAGTTTGTGGGTCTAGTGCCATTTGGATTATATTTAATTCTTGGTCTTTTTTTTCTTTTAGGCTTGTCTTTCATAATTTAATTGTTATTTGATGATCAAACATTCGATAAAGTTTTTCACCATCCACCTCAAACTCATACTCACTTTCTGGTTTAAAACATATTTTATCTCCTGGATTCACATTTTGTGAACGCAAATACTCATTGCTATACTTTATTTCACCAACTAAAGGTTCTTCGTTTGTGTTTTTGTACAAATAATAATCCTCTGTAGGAACAGGTTTTGTAAAACAATACCTGCCACTAGTATTCCACTGCTTGCCATCATGATACATATAAAACTGATCAGGCTCAACAAAAAATAAATCATTCATAAAATAACTTCTACCACTTTTTCTTCTACCCTGCATGTCGTTATAAAATTTAAAAACATTATGATGAACTAAAAGTTTATCTCCTGGTTTAATAGGACCATCATACACAATAGGTGTAGCTACCACCTCAGCAATACGATTAGATGCCTTGTGATTTTCTTCTGAGGTGCTTGTTATAAAGTCTACTCCACCTATATTTTTTGTATTGTTATATCTTTTATTGTCTAAAGGAGTAGTGATAAATAAGTAAGGTGATTTCATTAGAAGTTAATATTATATTCGACAGATACAGGCATATTAATAAACTGCTTCCACAAAACAATTTCTTTGTTATATGTGGATTCAATCCATATTTTAAAGGCATCTACATTTTCATCATATCTTATGTGATGTATTTTGTAAGTACCTTTTAATATTTCTTGCCCAACAACATAATGCATAGCTCCTCCTTTGTAATCAGGACCAACTGCTATCTTACGAATATCATTCATTTAATTAGATTTAATTTATACAAATATAATCAAAAAAAAATACCCCTGAATTAACAGAGGTATTCTAAGCGAAGAGGTCAGACTAATTGAAAACATCTCAAAGATGTCATCCTAATTGTAAACATCTCAAAGATGTCATACTAATTGCCAACCTCGCATATTTTAAATGGTAAACCTTTGAGCATTACCTGTTGACCCTTGAGTTAGTGTGTAATTATTTACAACTTTAGGATTACTGCCATCATATTGATATTTTAATGTTACGGCATTTGATAAATCTCCAAAAATATAAGGTAACTCATGGTTTGTATTTGTCCATGTAGGGTTTGGTATACCTATAGCAAATTTCATTATAATTTGTGAGGTATGATAATCATTTGGATTATTCTCTACATTTATATTAGAAGCAGGTCTTGTAACTGAAAATCGTGTACCCCAAAAATCTTGTGTTGTTGTCGCAGGAAGTGATGTCACTTCTGTTGGATTTACGATATCAAACAAAAATCCTAAAGGATTAAAAGGAACTTCAATATATGTAGTAGGTCTTAGCGAAGCAAAGTCAGTTATTAATGACCCTGTCTTAGCTATCTTTAATTCACTGTTTATATCCCATTCTGTTGGAATAGGAAACAACATAACACCATTATCAGTAGTCTGTAAAGTTGATGCCCAATTACTGCCTGGGAAATTAGTTCTCTGATATGCTCCATTGTTATGAGAAGGATGAATAAAATTTGCCCTTTTCATAACATACACCTGGTCTAAATTTTTAACTTTTTGCTTTTTATATCTAAACATAAAAAGTCTAGGATTTTTAGTTAACCAATCTGTTTCAACAGGTTTTTGCATAGCCACAAAAGCTTTTTTATTTTTTGTAGTTGCATCAACATGTGGTCTTTTCAAAACATACATATATGGAGTAGGAATATCATCAGCTTGTCCTATGTAAGTTTTTAAACCCTCAACAGTAATGTTTTTAGTTACATCTGTTGGTGTTCCATTTGTTTGAGTGATAACTATCTTATCATCACCTTGAGGTGTTACTGTATTATATGAACTAATTTTTGGCATAATATTATTTTTTTGTTTCTGAATATGACTTCATCATTTTTTCTCCTGTTCTTCCGATAACATATCCACCTATTCCTATTTGTAGCAAATTCCAAAACTCGTTCTCAAGCTCAGGTATTGTTAAATCAAACAAAGGAGCAAGAAACTTTACATAGATAACTATAAATCCAAAAGCTAACATTAAAATTGGTCTCCAACTTCTTTGAATCCAATTTCCTTTCGCTTCGGCTACAATTATTTCTGTCTGCATTCTTTGCAGCTCCAATTCTTTTTCAATGAGAATTTGTTTGATAGCATTCTCTGCTAAAATTTTTTCTTCTTTAGAAGTAAATAATTTATCAAGACCACCCATTATGTCTTTGACTACAGTACTTCCAAACCAATCTAATATCTTTTTCATACTAATACATCCACATTACTTGCTGAGATTTTTCAAAATCTAAATCTACATGAATAAAAGTTTTGGCAACTCCTATTCTTTGAAACCCTGTTTCTTGTAGTAAATATATCAAATAAAATCTATCAACACTATTATCACATTTTATATCTGCTGCTAACCCATACATATGACTTGAACCTGGTGATGTTTCTGTTTTGGGTTTACCTCCAACTGCTGCATTATGATCTTCGCTTCTATAGCCACTATTTATAATAATAGGCTTTCCAAACTTGTCTCTAACTTCATCAAGCATTTCTAAAAAATTCTCATCCATTAACGAACCACTGCCTGGCATGTCAGGAGAATCAAATTCTTTATAGCTAAAATATTTCATTTGTTTTCTTTGTAGTTAGCATAAATCCTTTGTGCAGTATACACAATAGAAGCTATCAATAATACTATTTTAAGTATTGCCTCTAGTTTACTAAAAGAAACAATTAGTGCTAAGCTATTTAGCAGTGTTAGTTTTATATCTGATAATGTCATTTTGTTAAACATCTTTGTATTGATAATTTATTTGAATGTCTATCAACCAAGAATTAGTTTGAACATAATAACTTTTAACACTTGATTTCATACAAACAAAGTTAAGTAAAAAATAATTAAGCTATTTATGGGGTACAGGAAGTAAAATTAGGTTTTGGTTGTGTCCAAGTTGCAGAAGTTCCATCACTAAAACCACTACAATTAGTAACATTTGGATTCACACTCCAACCACTTAAGTCTTGATTCATTGCAGAAGGAGTTGTAACCAAAAACATCAATCTCATATTAGTAACACTACTCACATCCCAAGAACTTATATCTTGATTAAAAACTTTGTTTTGTATAAACATATTCATCATAGTAGTCACATTACTTACATCCCAAGAACTTATATCTTGATTGAAAATAGTATTGGAAAACATTTGATTCATATCAGTAACACTGCTTGTATCCCAATTACCAATCGGTTGATTAAAAACAGTAGCAAAACCAAACATATTATACATAGTAGTCACACTACTTGTATCCCAATTGTTTAATGGTTGGTCAAAAGCAGTATTACCATAAAACATCCAATCCATCTTAGTCACACTACTCACATCCCAAGAACCGATATTTTGATTAAATGAATCTGCATCTCTAAACATACTACTCATATTAGTCACATTACTCACATCCCATCCACTTATGTCTTGGTTAAAATCAAATGCTCGATAAAACACATTATTCATTTGAAGAACACTACTCGTGTCCCAAGAGTTTAATGGTTGGTCAAAAACTAATGCTCCATTAAACATACTACCCATATTCTCTACACTACTCACATCCCAATTATCAAGAGGCTGATTAAAAACATTAGCATCTGTAAACATTTGGTTCATAAACATTAAACTACTCGTGTCCCAATTTCCAATAGGTTGATCAAAAGCAATAGCACTTTGAAACATACCATACATATTAGTCACATTACTTACATCCCAAGAACCTATATCTTGATTAAAAATAGAACTACTCCTAAACATATTAGTCATACTAGTTACACTACCAGTATCCCAAGAACCTATATCTTGATTAAAAGCATTTGCATCATAAAACATATCGCCCATACCAGTAACACTACCTGTATTCCAACTTGTAATATCGCCATTAAAAACAGAAGCATCCCTAAACATAGAAAACATATTAGTTACACTGCTGACATCCCAAGAATTTAAGTTTCGATTAAAAACAGAAGCATTCCTAAACATAGTATTCATGTTAGTCACACTACTTGTGTCCCAAGCACTAATATCGCCATTAAACGAGCTTTTGTTAAAAAAAGCATTAGACATATTTGTAACTTGGCTAACATCCCAATCTTGTATCTTTCCATAAGGAACAAGGTCATAATCTCCATTAGGGTCTTGAGCTAGTATATCATTAATTGCAGTTTGAAATGTTGCATCAGTTAATTGATTAGGATTTACAAAAGGTGGTTTGGGTAATGTCCAACTTGGTGTATTAGTATCAAAGTCAGTGTAATTACTAACATTACTCACACTCCAACCACTTAAATCTTGGTTAAAACTTGTTGCGTCTTTCCACATCTCTTGCATGTTGTTCACGTTGCTAGTGTCCCAAGAACTAATGTTTCCGTTAAATGATGTAGCATCTTCAAACATGCTAAACATATTTGTAACTTGGCTAACATCCCAACTGTTTAAAGATTTATCAAATGAAGTTGCATTCTTAAACATACCCAACATATCAGTAACGCTACTAACATCCCAGTTATTTAAAGACTGATTAAAATTATCAGTAGAAATAAACATATATCTCATATTAGTGACCTTACTCACATCCCAAGAGTCTAAAGGCTGATCAAATATAGTTGCATCTTCAAACATACTATTCATGTCAGTAACACTGCTTGTATTCCAGGAATCAATAGCTTGATTAAAAGAAGTAGCCATTAAAAACATAGAGTTCATATTTTCCACGCTGCCAACATTCCAATTGCCAATAGCACCGTTAAAAGCAAAACAATTTTCAAAAATATTATTCATGTCAATAACGCTACTAACATTCCAACCTGCTAGGGATTGGTTAAAAGCCAAAGCATCACTAAACATAGATTCCATATTAGTTACCTTGCTTACATCCCAATTACCTATTGGTTGGTTGAAAGCTAGAGCTCCAGAAAACATAAACCTCATATTAGTTACACTCCTTGTATCCCAAGCGCTAATGTTCCCATTAAATGTTGCTTGGTTAAAAGCAAATGACATATTTGTTACTTGGCTAACGTTCCAATTTTGAATTTTACCATAGGGTGCTAGGTCGTAATCCCCATTGGGGTCTTGTGCTAATATATCTGTAATCGCTTGATTAAATGTAGCGTCAGTTAGAGGCAGAGAACCACCACCCCCTGCACCAATTGCTGAGGATGTTGAAGATCCTATACCTACTGCAATGGATATATACATATTACCAAAGTGCTAATATGTCAGAAGCAGAAGTTCCTGTTAAATAAACTCTTACAACATTTACTGGTAAAAATCCTCCATTAGGAAATCCTGCAAAAGTTACGTCATCTCCCCCTGCAGTTAATACTCTAAGGTTTCCTCCAGTCCCTACATATAAAACACATCCATTATTTCCTCTTCCATTTTGTGAAGAAATGCTAGGTATATCATCGGTATTAGATGGAATAACTGCAACTGCCCTGCTTGTTTGTAATTTCTGGTATGACATATCTTAAATATTAAAGTTTAGTAACAACAATTCCAACTACTGCTTCAATAGTAGTTTCTGAAATACTTCCTGCTAATTCAATTCCACCCATAGCAAACATGCTTCCTGCAGGAATTACTAAGTTTTGTGAAGTTACATCTTCCACAAATCCTGGTGCAGTATTGTCATCTGCATTAGTTAACTCAGTAACTAAAGCTCCTAATTGAGTCCATGTTCCTGGTGTGTTAGGGTCTGCTGCTAAATCTGTACTAGTGTAAAGATTAAATACATAATTAAAATCTGCACTTGCTCCACTCATTGGTGCAGCAGCTTTAAAATATACAGACTGAATTTTTACTGCATATGGAAATATAATTGCAGAAGTTTGAGAAGTTGGTGATTGGATTCCTCCCCACTCTACTGCGTCTCCATTAAATGGATTGTTATTCCCTGCTCCGAGGTTAATAATTTTTCCGTTATAAGATATTGTTACAAGTTCACTGAAATCTTCAGGGAATGTGTAAGCATCTCTCATTGCGTTTGCTGAAGCTGATCCTAAATTCTCTGTTGGTACAAAGGATGCAACTCCATGAAATTTTGTTCCGTTTGGTATCATTTTTATTTTTATTTTTAAAGTTTAACTATTTACTGTAAGGAAACTTTCTGTTTAACGAATCTCTTCTTTCAGAACATCCACATGGTTTACCTGTTGCTTTAGCAACTTTGTCTACTACTTTTTTAATACCAGTAGCAGTGGTAATTTTTTCAATGGTATCTCCTAATCCTTTAGATTTTTCGTTCAACATACTTATTTTCTTATTAATTTACTTAAATGTCCTTTTACACTTTTTGGGTAATGTTTTTCATACTTCATAGAATGATCTCCTCCGTATGCATGACCATAGTCTTTTTTAGACATTGCTTTACTTTCGTCTCTACGATCTTTTAATGACTGAGACTTTTTTCCGTTTTTTGCTCCTAGAGACTCATCTAGTCTAGCGTTGTAACCTTGTTTCATGATATATTTATTTATTTAATTAATTACTTATTTCTTCTAGCTCTCTTCATACCTGCTGCTGCTTTTCGAACCATTCCTTTTTTGCCGTATTTGTTTACACCAGCAGTATAGGCTATTTTTTTCGCAGCCGTTTCAGAATTGCCTTCCGACATTAGCTTCTTAACTAGTTGTTTAAATTTTCCCATGATACAAATATACTAATATTTTCCTTGTCTATTTTTTGGACTAGATTTTGTGCTTCCACCTTTACCTGACCATAAGTTTTTACATGCCCAATATCTTGCAGTTAATTTACTTTTTGCCGTACCACACTTGTGTCTAGCTTTAAAACTTTTTCGAGCTGCTGCACTATAGTTATGCCCATAACCTTTAGCTCCAAAATGAATTAGTTTTTCTTTTCCCCCTGCACAAGCTTTTACCATTTTCTTTTTTCCTGCTCTATCTGAACGTCTTGGCTTGTTACAAGCCATTTTACTTTTATCTGCCATTATGCATTTTTTATAAAAGAATCCTGTTGTTTATTAAACCTATTAGTCATTCTTTCTAACTTCTTAGCAGCTCTATTTTTTTTATTAATAGTTCTTTTTCTTCCAACAGGTTTTCTAGAAGTATTAACTGCAATTACTAAACTACCATCATCTTGAAGGGTTGCAGACTTACGTTTTACATTTCCTCCGTTAGTAACTTTCTTTGAAATTCTATTTTCAGATTCAAAAGTAGAACGACTCTTTCTTTTCTTTTTGTCGTTCTTTACTTTTGTAATAGATGCAGTGGTTACTATTGTTTTGTCTGTTGGCATAATTATTCTTTTATGTGATTACCTCCTATTATCATTGCTACAATAGCAATTAAACTTGTTGTTATTTGTCTTATAATTTCTTTACCATCTTCATCTAATTCTCTATCTACTATTACAGATGCAACTAATGAAAATATTAATATAAAACCTATAACACTTAATATCATCAAAACAATATGGTAATGATTTTTATTCAAACTTATTTCTTTTTACCTTTAGCGTAATTAGGGTCTTTACAATATTTACTTGCAGCCATATTTGCATACGCAGATGGATACTTATCAAAGGTTCTCTTTGCCCATGCAATACCTGCAGGACATATTTTATTTCCTTTTGTTCTACCTTTCTTTGGCAAAATTTAAAATTGTGTTGGAGCTAATGGCTGAGAAGTTCGTACTGTATTTTTATTATTCGTAGAATATTTTTTTAAATACTTATTTTTTGTCTTCATAGCAGCTTTATTTTTATCATTAAAAATACTATCTTTTTTATTTAATTGTTTCATAAACTTTTCTTGCTCCTTGCAAGCTTTTAAAGTAGCTCCTGTTTTTCCTTTACATTTACTCATGTCGTTTTTGTTTTTGTTGTTGTTAATCCTTGAAGACCTTGAAGACCTTGAAGACCTGCTATTTTAGTATACTTCTCTGACACTCTTCTTCTCTTAGCATCTTTTCTTTTCTTTTTAGCTGCTGCTCTTTTTTCCTTTCTGTTTGCGATTGCCTCAGAGGTAAGCTTTTTGTTTTGTGATCTCAAATCAGCAATTGCATTAGCAGTGCTTTGCCTAAAGTTAGATGTTTTTTCTTCGTCAGTCATAATTAGTATCTTTACAACAAAGTTACTAAATTAAATTTTATGCAATCAGACTACTTAAAATATTGGAGGGTAGTGCGTCAGTTTATAAAAGCAAAACATAAGCTAACACAAGCAGACCTTGACATCTTACTATTTTTAAAATCAGAACAATACTTTTCAAAAGATAAATTTAAAGAGTTCGATGAATTAATAAGTTGGAATAAAAACAGATTTGAAAATCTAAGACAGGCAGGTTGGATTGAGGTCTTTAGAAAAAGAATGGGTAAAAGAAAAGCTCTATATCAACTTTCTACAAAAGGAAAAAGGGTCACCACATCAATATACAAATACCTCAATGGGAAGGAAATTCCTACAAGTAATGATGGCAACCCTATGTTTCTTAGAAACGTATCATACACCGATAAGGTGTATCGAAATTTTATAACAGAAATGAACGCTTTTACAAGACAACAACGACATCAGATTCAGAAATAACTGTGTGCTGCGTTCCGTTGATTACCATCTTGTAGCCTGCCCTTGAGTCGTAGTATATCTCATCAGCAGTGTTTACCACACCCACATCTGTACCAGGCATGACAACCACACCCTTCTTATATCTCAAGTCCTTGGTGTCTTCGCTAGTTAAAAGTATTCCTGACTCTGTACTGATCTCTTCTTTGATTTCATCAATCACGATATATTTTCCTATTGGCTTCATTCGCTTTCGTATGTTCTAGCCATTGTAATAATGGCATTGGTTGATAAAATAGTTACTGCAACAGACACTGCATTTTGAAGAGCCGACCTAGTCACCTTGGTAGGGTCAATGACACCCATCTCTATTAGGTCACCATATTCCTTAGTCTTTAAATCATACCCATAATCAAATCCACTAAGGTAGTGGTCTTTAAGAATATCATCAGGTTCTAGACCTGCGTTTATAAGTATCTGTCTCCATGGAGCTTGCAGGGCATTGTACATAATATCTCTCGCTACCATAAGCTCCTTGGTTTCCTTTTTTTCATTTCTCTTGAAGTGAAAGGGTGCACATATTTTTGCTAGTGCCATTCCTGCTCCTGGAAGTATTCCCTCCTCTAAAGCTGAACGTACTGCACACACTGCATCGTCTACCCTGTCATACAACTCTTTCTGCTCAAGGTCTGTGTTACCTCCTACATGGATAACCCCTATCCCTCCTGTCAAGGAGGCGATTCGCTGCAGAATAAAATCCTTGTCGTGCTTCTGCTTTGTCACTTTATGTGCATCCCACAACTCAGCTACCCTTTGGTCCACATCCTTGTTTTCCTCAGCCTCACTTAAAATTACAGAAGAGTCTCTCCCAACTATCACCCTGGAAGCAAACCCTAAGTCTGTAAATTCAATGAGGCTTAAATCGTCACCTGTCTTCTCCGAAAAATATGTAGCTCCTACCGACAACGCAATGTCCTGCATCAGCTCATGCTGACGATATCCAAAGTTTGGTGGTGGAACTGTACATAAGTGTAACCCCCTCTTCTGAACATTGGCAGCCAAAGTGGCTATCACATTGGTAGTACATGGTGATATAATTAATAATTTTTTCTTATCTTGTATGATTGGTTTCAACACATTCTCTATCTGAAGTATGTTACTGATCTCTGCATCACATACTAGTATATGCACATCTTCCAATATACACTCGTCTTTCTTTTGGTGGTTGATAAACATCGGTGACGAATATCCCTTATCTATCTTAATACCTTTCGTGGTTTCATAAAAAGTCTCTGGTGTCGGTGAGTTCTCAACAGTGACTATGCCGTTCTTGCCAACATCGTTGTAGCAGTCAGAGATTATCTTCCCTATAACCTTGTCGTTATTGGCTGATATAGTTGCTACATCAACTAACCTCTTCTTTGTTACCTTCTTACTTTCCTTCTTTAAAGACTTAACCAACCCTTCAGTCTCACTTGCTAGATGTCTTAGAACTTCTGTCTTGTTTACATCACCAGTAATCTTTTGCAATCCCTGTTTGACTAACGCCTCTGTCAACACTATAGCAGTAGTAGTCCCATCACCTGCTGAGGTAGCAGTTCTAGCTGATGCTTCCTTCATCATCTTTACGGCAAGATTACCTACAGGGTCTGCCATGTCATAACTCTTAGCAACAGTTACACCATCCTTGGTGACTGTCATTCCATGAGTGTGATGAGGTGATTCAATTATTACTGTTTGACCCATAGGTCCTAGTGTGCTCTTAACTGCACTTGATATCATAGAGATACCTTGAAGAAGTTTCTTTTGTGAGTCTACACCTATCGTAAGTTCTTTAGGTGAATACCCTCCCATTGGATTATTCATTTGATTTGATTTAAATGTTATACATACAAAGATACAATAATTATTCCATTTCAAAACCTGTGACAAGGTGACAAACTTTTTTCCCTATATATATATATATTTTTTCCTCCTTTTATAAATACTACTCCCTATACGACCCTTTTAAATTGTCACAAACTGTCACAATACTAATTATCAAATAGTTAAGTATTTAAATTCGTCACAAAACTGTCATTTATTTGTCACAATATTATAATAAACTATACTAGTCTGTCACAATAAAACAAAAAAAGAGGCAACTATAAAGTCACCCCTCAAAATAAACATAGAAAATTTTACTTTAAAAATTTTGTAATTGCTTGTTTCATTTCTTTTCTGTCATCAGCAAGTTCAATACCCAATGCAATATCTTGAGTTATGCTTCTTTGCTTATTAGCCTTTCTTAACATAGCAGCTTGTGATATACCAGAAATACCTACAGGGCGATCATTAATTAATCTCCCATCTTTCATTGTTAATCCATCCATGGTTCTTAATTTTAAATTATACGTATATCCCAAAGGTACAAAATTTTATTAGATAGGTGCAGTGTTTGGGTTATATGATATGATGAAGACGCACCCCCCCAGAGAAAACCGATTTTTTTTGCTCGACATTTCACGTTTTTGTTTCGTTGTTTCTGATTTTTTTAGCTTTTAGTTGAGGTGGATCAATCCCTTGCCACCACTACGATTGTCGTAGGTTTTACCCTTGCATCAATCTACGTGGAACTCCCAATCTAATGAAGGGGAACTACCTTCACATCCATAGGAACAGATACAAAAGAGAACTAAAGAACTTTAAACTCTTAAAGTATTAAGATGCTTAGAGGCATCTCATAACCTCTCCCCCATCTAAATTTTGCGTAAACATTTCGATGTAGGTAGCATCTCGCAATCCCTTTGTTAGTCTATGTTCAGACAAGTCAAAAACAAAAGACAATTACTCCTATGAAAATAACACAGATATTAGACGGATATTAGACGAAAATTCACTATATTGTCGTGGGAATAGTCCTATAACACAAGTAAAAACATAAATACTTGAAAATCACAGAATTATGAAGAATTACAACAACTTACGCAGAGCAGTTATCGACTTTATGTCGACCAATCCTAGTCAAGAACAGATAGAATCTTTCTATTGTAACAAAGTTCTTTGCTACACCAACGACTCAATTGAGGAAATAATTAATAACCAATAAAACCAATTAGAACTATGAACAGAATACTCAAACACATTGTATTGCCGAGTGGATTACACGCATTACAGACAAGGCAAGATGGTAGTGATATCATCAGAACAGAAATCTTCACTGAAGAAGAATACCAACACTTTACGTGGTGGAACAGAACTAAATTTAAACTTAACCTTTTAACCTTAAACAACTAGAATTATGAGAAACATTTATAACATTTACGGCTTTGACCTAAAGAACGGATTTTGCTTTGAGAACATTGACTTTTCAAGCAAGAAAACTGCACTAGATTCACTTGCATATCTCCGAGAATATTGGATGAAAAATCTAGACTTATCTTCAGCAGATGTGCTGAACATTGGAACTACAGATGACGAACAATTTGTGGTGGAGATTGGTGAGAGAATAAGACTTACCATCACAAAGAAACCAATTTACACACAAGTATTAAAATACGTTTAACCATTAAAACAATTAGAATTATGAAGACAATTAAGCAATCAGTATTTAGAGAATTATCGAACAGATTTGGTGGCAATGAGTTCACTAGAAAAGACATCCAAAAAGCCGTATGGAATGCTCAAGGATTTAAGGCAGATGAGTTCACCTACAGACAAGGTTATTACGGCATCAACATCAAGAATTGGAATGACTATGAACGTCTAATCGAGAGGCAGTCAAGAGGTCACTACAAGCTAACCAAAGTCGGCAATGAGTTCGCTACTTGCAGTTACGAAGAAGGAGTTGCCTTGATACGTGAGAACAACAAGAACGTGCTTGACAGACGCAAGGCTAAAAGAGAGGCTAATAGAAAGGCTCTGCCACCTCACATCCTTCACGCAGACAAGTTCCAACACTTGAGTGGACTTACCATCACTAGAGTTCGTTATATGACCCCTAATGAGATGCAATACTTAGCTTGGGGTAGGAGTTCCATTGTCTTTGAGATGAGTGATGGAAGTTTATTGTTTCCACAGATGGATGACGAAGGAAATGATGGTGGAGCAATGGCACATATTACTGAAAAAGGGATGGATACAATCTACACGATTTAGTCCTCCAAAACACCAATTTCCAGTATTCGCCTCACTATGAAAATAGTGGGGTTTTGGTGGTGAAAGCAATGACGTTTTCACTTTAAAACAATTAGAAAAATGAGTAAAAATTTAAACAACGACCAAAGGATCAAACGAGGTCACAAAGACGTAAAAGGACTTGGAACATTAGCATCAACTATCCTAGTAATTGAGTTGCAACAACTCATCGAGCAGAGGGTAAAGGAGGTGCAAAAAATCACGAGTGGAGCAAGAGTAAATCCATTCGTATCAAACCAAGCCGTAGTGCAAGTATTAGAAACATTTATTAACCCAATTAACAATTAGAAATTATGACTACAGAACAAATTTTAGAACAACTACACGACAACACGATTGACGCAATCCAAGTCGAACTGCTTGAGATTCTTCAAGACAATGACCTTGCAAATAATGACAAGGCATTAAACGAAACCGACTACGAGTTCATGAATATGCTACTAAAAAAGTTCTTCAACAAGACTCACTATCAGAAGGCTTACTATCTCTTTGGAGATGGTGCAGTTCGGATACTTGAAGATGAAGGATTAGATGCCTTAATTGAGGAATACGAGAACAACGAAGTCGGATACCTTACTTACTGCTATGACCAAAGCAAAGACACTCCCACAGACCTCTTATATGAGGCTCAAGGGATGAACGACTTTGCCGTAATAACTGAAGAAGAATATAATAAATTAAACCAATAGAAATTATGACTACAAAAATCAAATTAAGAAGTGGATTTCCAAAGGGATATCTACCACAAGGAATCACCTACAAGAACTACACAATGCTTGTAGCAATCGCTAACTATTCTGACAACGGCTCTTGTTGTGGAACGGCTCACACTCTCATCGAGGAGATTGCATCCATAGAACGCAAGAATCAACTTGTAGATGGATTAGGAGGCTTTATGACTGCAATTTGCAGAGGCACGTTTACAGAGGCTTGGAAAAGAGCAGACCACTCTAATCGCAAGGCACTAATCGAGGGACTAACCAATAACGAGATAGAGTTGTAAAAACAACCTCAACCTCATCAAATGCCTTGCACAGAAATGTGCGAGGTTTTGGTGGTACAAGGCGATATTGCCTTGCATTTAAAACAATTAGAACGATGGCAAAAGCAATCACAGATTACACCTTAGATGGTGATGGAACACTGACAACATTTGTCGGTAAAGAAGTACACAATGTTATGTATAATGTAGACAACCTAATGGAAGTACAGATGCATATCAACGAACAGAACAATGAACTATTTAATAATCATTTAAAAACAAGTACGAAATACAAATTAAAAAAATCAAGGTTTTTGGATTGGATGTTCAGCGACTTTGATGACCAAAAATATTGGGGAACATATTTCCTTAATGAATTAAAAAAGAATGGAAAAATTGAGTACAATGTCGAACAAATGTTAGACGAAAGAGATGAATTGCCTATGTATATTATGGAAGGATATGATACAATGTGTGATGAAATGGTGTATGATATAAACCAAATAAAATTAATAGATTAACCTTTAACAATTAGAATTATGAAAAATTATTATCGAGAATTAAGACACAATCCACCAACACTAGAGGTGGTAAAAAATCCAAAGAGAGTTACCTTAAAAATGGTATCGTGTATGTGCGACAATCGTTCAGAAATCAAGTTTATAAAGACAGAAGATTTTTGGAAGGTATGGTCAGTTCTTCCTAGTGGAATGGGCAACGCAATGAGCAACTATCAGTTCGGTTGTGGTGCAACTGGAGGAGGCTTTAAAGCTAGTGCTGATGACCTATGTTGGATGGCTCTAGAAGGCGATTGGGATGGCATCCTAAAGACCATTAATAGTGGAACTGCCGTAATAGAAAAAGCAAGAAGTTTATAACCATTAAAACAATTAGAAATTATGACAGAACTAGAAAAAGCAATTCGTGAAAGTCTCAATAGAGAGAGAGTTATGAATAAAGAGAAAGTAGTTACTTACGATGATACAAGAGATGTAGCCATCACAATAGTAGAGTACCTAATCGACAATGAATTTATAAAGTATGAAGAAGGAGATTATCCCTTTGAAATTCAAGACGAAATACACGATGAGGTAAATTCCTTGCTAGGTCTCAAGCAAGATGAAGTTGAACAAATTAAAATAACCAATAAAAACAATTAGAATTATGAAAACACAAAATTTAACATATGTCAATGAAGAAAATGAACAAGTAGGTTTGTTTCTTCTCAATACTCTAAAAGGCAAAAAAATATGGAGTATGAGCCGAACAAGTGATGAATTAGAATCTCTAGTTAGGAAATACCACACAAAAAATGGTATTCCTAATTGGATATTTGCAGACAACTATGACGAGGGTATAGATTGGGTTTGCTTTGGAGATTTATTTAACAATTTAAAAAACAATTAGAAAGATGAAACAGATTATTAGAAAAAGTAACCTCCAACCAACGTTGGAATTAAGAGAATGTACGATAGTAGAAGTAAACCACATATGGCATCAGCCATCAGACCGATGGATATACATCGAGAAACACGAAGATAATTGGATTGGCTTAAACTTTATGCAAGGCGATGAGTACGAACTATTCAAGGATGAATATTGCGTTGAAGATAGGGCATTGAGTACGTTCTTTGATGAGATGAAAAATGACGAACTACCTTTTGATCTTCAACTCCAAGAAGATGGAGATGTGGAATACATCGACAAAATCATATGGATATATTATAAAGCAAAGACAAGTATATTTAACTTTTCAAGCCTATGAAAGCGACCTTAAAATTTAGAACAGACAGAGCAAAAGATTGGTACGTTACCAAAGAGTTTGCTGACGAGAAACATATGGATAATTTCATTAACTACATATGTAGGACAAAGTTTGGATACTCTCTAGATGAGGTATTTCTAGACTAAAAAAAGTGGGATGCGTAGACGCACTTGTATGGAGCAAAACCATATCCCACATCTAACTAGGATAAAGTCCCTTCCGACTAAAATGGGCGATTTAAATTATGAGTGAAATGGAAAATAATAAGTTAATAGCAGAATTTATGGGTTATGATGTAAAGCATAATAAATGCTATTCACCAAAGCATAATGATGGTACTATTTCACCAATGCAGTTCCATAAGTCTTGGGATTGGCTGATGCCAGTTGTACAGACAATTGAGGCTGAGTGCGAAGGAGTACCACAAGAACTAATTGACTTGAGTCTTTATAGTAACTTTGGTGAGGTGTATTGGGCAGTATTAGAATTTATTAATCAATTAAACAATTAGAAATTATGAGTAATAAAATATTAGTAAGTGATAGTAAATTTTTAGAGTGTGTAGATGAAATTGCTACACAAATTACAGAGATGAATTTTGGTGAAGAAACTTACAGAGAAGTAAATACAGAAGGGACAAGAATGTTGGAGTTTTGCTTTACTGAAGAAGCACAAGATTTTTATAATGAAAAATTTGATGAGTATGAAACATTAATCAACAACACATTAAATGTGTGGAATAAACAGAGAGAACACCAAAAAACAATTAGAATTATGAGTACAGAGTATAAAACTTGTGATAGATGTTGTTATGATATCGTAGATGATGATGGCGATATTATGGAACACATTTGCATTGATGATAATTTTTATTCAAAACCTATCGAACTATGAAAAGCGATAAATTATTAGAATTATTCGGAGGCTCTAGGAGTGTTGGCAAGGAGGCAGAGAAGTTAGGATACGAAGTATTTTCGTCTGACATCAATGAGTTCGATGGGATTGATTACGCAGTTGACATCAACAATTTTGATGTATCAAAAGTGCCATTCATTCCATCAGTCATATGGGCATCTCCACCATGCACATATTTCTCTGTTGCTAGTATTGGCAAACATTGGAATAAAGACCACACACCGAAGTCGGAGAACGCACTTAAAGGTGTGGAGTATGTTCAGTCTACCTTGAATATAATTGAACACTTTAGAAAGCTAAATCCAAGCCTAAAGTTTTTCATAGAGAATCCTAGAGGAAAGTTACGTAAATTAAGTGTGGTCCAGGAGTTACCAAGAACAACGATATGGTACTGCACCTATGGAGATTCTAGGGCAAAACCCACAGACATTTGGAGTAACTTTATCTACGGATTGGATAACCCAAACGGATGGATGCCAAGAGCAGAATGTCACAATGGCAACAAGAATTGCCACCACGAGTCTGCACCGAGAGGAAGTCAAAGTGGAACTCAAGGTCGGAAGGGTAACTACGAGAGGTCGAAGATACCATCAGAACTATGCAAGGAAGTAATGCTAAAATGTAAACTATGAGAATATTAGTAGGATGTGAGGAATCACAAGCCGTAACCATAGAGTTACGTAAGTTAGGTCACGAGGCATTCAGTTGCGATGTGATGGAGAGTAGTGGAGGATATCCACAATGGCACATACAAGGCGATTTATTAAAGGAGTTGCACAAGGGTTGGGATATGCTTATTGCATTCCCACCTTGCACTCATTTAGCCGTTAGTGGTGCTAGACATTTTGAGCAGAAGATTAAGGATGGTAGGCAACAACAAGGTATAGACTTTTTTATGGAGATGATTAACGCACCCATAGACAAGATATGCGTAGAAAACCCTATTGGAATTATGAGTACAAAGTACCGAAAGCCTAGCCAAATAATACAACCTTGGATGTTTGGAGATAAGGCTCAAAAGAGTACGTGCCTATGGCTTAAAAACCTACCTCTACTTGTTCCAACGAATATTGTAGAAAAAGGCGAGTTTATAGAATTCATCAGTAAAAAGGGAGTCAAGAAAAGGCAACCGAAGTGGTACTTTGATGCACTAAAAAATTCAAAAAATGCATCGGAGAGATCAAAGCTACGAAGTAAAACATTCAAGGGAATAGCCAAAGCTATGGCTACCCAATTTACAATTATTAACCAAAAACAATTAGAATTATGACAATCGAAAAATTATTAAATGAGCCAATAGTGTTTGTTTACTCGGAAACGGATGACGCATCAGCGACATACGAATTTAACTACGAAGAGGTAAAGCAAGTTATTGAGGCACACAATGAAGATTTTGACACGAACTACAAAACCATCAAGGAATTTAATGATGGCGAAGAGTATAGAAAAATAAATATTAACCTACCATTTTAATCAAAGAAACCACTTATCAATTAAGCCTATGCGATAACTTGCATAGGCTTTTTTTATTGCCGATTATAATCTAAAAATGCCGATTTAGGAAGTCCCTAAAAAATCCCTAACGTATGATAATGCAAGGTTTCATTTAAGTGCAAGGTTTCTAGTTTTTGTGCAATAAGTTTCTTATATTTGTCTAAATTAAATCAAATTATGAAGAAAATGAAACTTACTATCCACCTTTATTATGGTGGGTCACAACCATCCGAAACTAAATACACTGACGATATAGATCAAGCTAGGAGATGGGTAGCTGATGCAGAGCATGGCGAGATTATTAACTCTCAAAACATATCAGTAGAATGAAGTATACACTATTTAACAAGTTAGCCACAGAAGTGTCGGTGGCATTTGGGATGGAAGAAAAATATTTATTCCAAAAAAATAAAAAAGCATCTATAGTAGACGCAAGATACTTATTATATTACCTATGTTTAGAAAACAAAATACAACTCACAAACATACAAAAGTATATGGAGAACAGAGGATACCAAATACCTCACTCCACCATACACTATGGAATAAAGAGGGTTAACGAAAAGGTTTCTGAAGATAAAGATTATCAAATTGTTATAGATAGAATTAATGGTTTATGTACAATTTAGGTGAGTTATTTTACCAAGCAGAAGATGACTATCATTCAAAACCTTTGCATGACAAGGAAGTCAAGTCCTATATGTGTCATGGATTTAAAATAATCAAAGAATTATATTCAGACAAGGTGTCTATAATAGACATGACAAAGGGTGGGGACTATTACCAGGAAATAAATTGCGATGAATATAAATATTTCAAAACTTTAGGTTGGAAAAGAGCAATATATGTCTTATATTTGTCTAATTGTCGTACAAAGCTTTCACGATTAGAAACTAGAATACAGAATGCTTTAGTGAATAATGATAGTATAAAGACAATTAGAAAACTAAAAGCTAGTAGGGAACAAATCCTACGCAATTTTAATAAAGTAAAAATCAAGTTAAATTAAATTAAATTATGAGCAAAACAGAAAAATCAGTTTTTGAAACTCTGTCGGCTATAAATGTCAATGACAAGGTCGAGCAGAAAAATGGATTAACTTATCTCTCTTGGGCATGGGCATGGGCAGAGGTAAAGAAGAACTACCCTAGTGCAACGTACAAGGTAGTGAAAGACGAGGCTACTAATATGCCATTTGTATTTGATCCTAATATGGGTTATATGTGTAGCACAGAAGTCACCATTAAGGGTGAAACATTAGAGATGTGGTTGCCAGTTATGGATGGAGCAAACAAGGCTATGAAGTTGGAGGCATATGAATACACTACAAGGTATGGAAAGAAGTCTGTACAAGGTGCTAGTATGTTTGACATCAACAAGACTATTATGAGGTGTCTTGTGAAGAACTTAGCTATGTTTGGATTAGGTCATTATATCTATGCAGGTGAAGACCTACCACAAGATGACAAAAGTGTAGCTGAGAAGTTGGCTACTCCAAAAAAGGCAGAGCCTAAAAAAACTGCACCTAAAAAAGCAGAGCCTAAAAAGACTACCATAATTAATCTAGATATCGGTGATGATAATTGGGAGAAGGTGTTGAAGTATGTGGTAGCAAACAAAGAGTTAGGTCTGAAGAAGATTGGTGAAAACTTACTTACCAAATATAGTATGACTGCAAAGGTTAAGAAAGAAATTGCTAAATCCTTATAAGCCATGTCAGACAAAATAATCAAACAACTTAAAGACGACAAGGAATATTACGGAGGGATAGGTAAGAACTATCTCTCCAATAGTGATATTGGAGCATTACTTTCAAACCCAAAAGAATTTGGGGTACAGAAAGATGACAACATAAATTTTGCGAAAGGAAGATTGTTTCACCACTTGATTTTAGAGCCAGAAAAAGTTAAAGATTGGAACGCAGTAGATGTGTCAAGCAGAAACACAAAGAAGTACAAGGAAATATTAGCCGAGTCTGAAGAGCCATTCCTTTTGCTACAAAAAGAATATGATGACATCACAGAACTTGCAAAGGTTATGACATCCAACTTAGACTTTTACGATATGATATATGCTGATGGTAATCAGTTTGAAGTTCCAGCAATTGGAGAGATAGGAGGAGTAATGTGGAAAGGTAAGGCAGATATAGTTTGTGCAAATGACTGTTTGATTGATATAAAAACTACAAGTGACATAAATAAATTCATTTATAGTGCATCAAAATACAACTACGATAGTCAAGCATACGTATACCATACATTGTTTGGTAAGCCTCTAAAATTTCTCGTAATAGATAAGACTAATGGTCAGCTAGGAGTCTTTGAAACAACGGCAGACTTTATTGAGAAGGGTGCAGTAAAGGTTCAGAAGGCAATCGAGGTATACAATAAATTTTTTGGAGAAGATGCTACGGATGATGTAAATCAATATTATCGTCATGTGGAACTTATTTAAAAAACTAAAAAAATCTTCTAACATTATGTACTTACAAGTTCCAAAAGTATGTAAGACCAGGAGTGATAAGAATCAACTTATCGAAGAAACATTAAAACATTTGGAACGTAACATTAAAATTAATCAGTAAATGGAATTATCAGTAATCGGTAAAATTACCAAAGTATTACCACCACAGAGTGGAACATCAAAGTCAGGAAATGCCTGGACTAAGCAACTATTTTTAATCGACAATGGAGAAACATACAACAACCTATTTTGCTTTGAGTTGTTTAAAGATGAAAAGGTACAACAGTTTAATCAGTATAACAACGTTGGAGATGTAGTTAAGGTTGAGTTTAATGTAAACTGCAACGAGTACAACGGAAAGTATTACACGAGCCTACAAGCATGGAAGGTGTCTAAAGCTGATCCATCTAACATAGAGGTAAATGAGCCAGAGGTCGTAGGAGAAGATGATGGTGAAGTGCCATTCTAAAACTATAATTATAAATAAATAGGGAGATTTATATCTCCCTTTTTTTACCTCTTGTGTGTGACGAATATGACAAAAAAACAATCTCTATATATTTATATACTTTTTATATATTTATTTTTTTTATTCCCTATACGATAGTAAAAAATTGTCACAAAATAACACTAAACTAATAACCAGATAGTTACAGAAAAAAAAACGACATAAAATTGACACAGAAATGACACAGAACATCACAATATTTAGAAACATTAAGGAAACAGACACTCCATTCTATGTTAACATAGACAAAATACTTGATAGAATAAAGAATGGGAAGTCTAAAGACCTAGTTAAAAACATTCGAAAAGAAAAAGATAAGACCCATCGAAACGAACTAAAGAAAAAATTACCAGCTATATGTTTTTCAGGAAAATTTACCAACAGAAAAGATTCTTCACTAAACGAGCATAGTGGTTTTATATGTTTAGATTTTGATGGATATGAGAAACAAAAAACTATGATATCTGAAAAGCAAAAACTAACAAAAGATAAATATACTTATTCTGTTTTTGTTTCACCAAGTGGTAATGGATTGAAAGTTATAGTTAAGATACCTCAAGATGTAGAAAACCATATAAATTATTTTATAGCACTAGAAAAATATTATGAGTCAAAATACTTTGACAAAACTTGCAAGAATGTAAGTAGGGTTTGTTATGAGTCTTATGATCCATTACTATTTTTAAATAAAAACTCATCTGTATGGGATGAGGTTGCTGAAATTGAGTATAAAGAGTTTACCTCATCAGATTCACCAACAATACCTATCACAGACGAAAACAAAATAGTTGAGATACTAGTTAAATGGTGGACAAAAAAATACCCAATGTCTGAAGGACAACGAAACCAAAATGTTTACATACTAGCAATGGCTTTTAATGATTATGGAGTTCAGCCATCCTTAGCTGGTTACATTCTTAATCAGTATGCAAGTAAAGATTTTAATCAAAAAGAAATTAAAAGAACAATAGACTCAGCGTACTCCAACAGACAAAACTTTGGAACTAAGTATTACGAGGATGACGTAGCAATAAGTAAGATAAAACAACAACTTAGAAGAGGAGTACCAAAAAAGGAGATTCGTCAGCAATTTGAAGATACGGCAGTTGGTGGCGATGTAGTTAATGCCGTAATACATAAAGTTGAAGATGAAAATAGCAAATATATATTTTGGACTAAAAGTGACAAGGGAGTTGTTAAGATTGTTCACATAGAATTTAAAAGGTTTTTAGAAGATAAAGGTTTTTTTAAATTTTGTCCAGAGGGAAGTAAGAACTATGTGTTTGTTAAAAGAGAAAGTAATTTAGTAGATCACACATCTGAAAAAGAAATAAAAGATTTTGTTCTTTCTCATCTACTAACCCTTGATGATATTAGTATATATAATTATTTTGCAGATTCAGTTAGGTTTTTCAGAGAAGAGTTTTTAACACTACTAGAAACAATTGACATATTTTTTATTGAAGATACTAAGTATTCTGCTTATCTGTATTATAATAATTGTGCAGTTGAAATAACTAAAAACTCTGTAAAAATAATGGAGTATTCAGATTTGGAAGGTTATGTATGGAGAGACCATATCATTGATAGAAAATTTAAAATATGTGAAGTTGGTAATTGTACATATCAAACGTTTGTAAAAAATATTTGTGGAGGCGAACAAGAGCAGAAGAGAATTAAAACTATGGAAAGCACCATTGGATTTATGCTTCATGCTCACAAAAATTTAAGCTATTGTCCTGCTATTATATTAAATGACGAGGTTATAACAGACACACCTGAAGGTGGAACTGGTAAGGGAATTTTTATGAAGGCAATATCACACATGAAAAAGGTTGTCACGATTGATGGAAAGTCGTTTGCTTTTGAACGTTCCTTTGCATATCAATTAGTGTCAGCAGATACACAGATACTTGTGTTTGATGATGTTAAGAAATACTTTGACTTTGAAAGGTTGTTTTCTGTTGTTACTGAGGGCATGACCTTAGAGAAGAAAAATAAAGATGCCATCTCTATACCATTTTCTAAATCACCTAAGATAGCTATTACTACTAACTATGCAATCAAAGGGAGTGGTAATTCATTTGCTCGTAGAAAGTGGGAGGTGGAACTTAGTCAACACTATAATAAAAATCGTACCCCATTAGATGAGTTTGGTAAATTAATGTTTGGAGATTGGGATGATGCAGAGTGGTGTCAGTTTGATAACTATATGATTCAAAACCTACAACTATACCTTGGGAAAGGATTATTAAAATCTCATTCTGTAAACCAAGAGATAAGAAACCTAGGTGTTGAAACAAGCCATGAGTTTTTAGAGTGGTGTGGTCTGATTGAGGGAGAGATGGATAATCTATTGGTTGCAAAAAACAGAAAAAGCTACAAGCAAACTCTATATGTAGAATTTACATCTGAATACCCAGATTATGCACCCAAGTCTAAGATGTCTATAACAAGAAACAGATTCTACAAGTGGCTCGTTGCATATGCTAATTACAAATTTGGTTGTGCTCCAGAGGAGGGTAGAGACAGAGATGGAAGATGGATTCGATTCAGAGGTAAAGAAGAACTAGAAGTACAAGGTAAACTAATGTAAGGTATGATTGAATTTAGAGACTATCAAAAGAATATTATCAGTCAAGGAACTGAGATTCTAAAAGACAAAGGATTCCTATATCTTGCAATGGAAGTGCGAACTGGAAAGACTTTAACAAGTTTAGGTATTGCAGATCAGATGGATGTGGAACACGTATTGTTTCTTACTAAAAAGAAAGCTATATCATCAATCGTTGGTGACTATGACCTTATGTGTCCTGCATCATTTATATTGTTTACAATAAACTATGAAAGTATGCATAAGCTACCACAAAATATTAAGTGGGATATTGTCATCATTGATGAGGCACATAGTTTAGGTGCGATACCTAAGCCTAACAAACGTGCTAGAGATGTAAAGGCATTAATCAAAAAAAATAAAAGTAAAGTAATTCTGATGTCAGGAACACCTACACCTGAGTCTTACAGTCAAATGTATCACCAGGTGTATGGTATTCCAAATAATCCATTTAGAGAGTATGTAAGCTTCTATAAGTTTGCAAAGGACTATGTAGATGTTAGGCAGAGAAAAATAAACTCTATGATGATTAATGACTATTCTAGAGGACTTGAAACTATAGTTGACAAGATGAATCCATACACGATTAGATTTACTCAGAAAGAGGCAGGATTTGAGAATGATATAATTGAAGAAGTATTGGAAGTTGATATGAGTGAATTGACTTATAGTTTAACATCTAAACTAAAAAAAGATTTAGTTGTTGAAGGGAATGAGGATGTGATACTTGCCGACACACCAGTAAAACTTATGATGAAACTTCACCAAATGTATAGTGGAACTGTTAAGTTTGAGAGTGGAAACTCTATGATATTAGATTTAAATAAAGCACAGTTTATTTATGACAACTTTTGCGTGTCAAAGGTTGGAATATTTTATAAGTTTAAAGAAGAGCTGAACGCATTAAAAACTGTTTATGGAGATCAGTTGTGTACGGAGCTTGATGAGTTTAATTCAACAGACAAAACCATAGCACTACAGATTGTGAGTGGTAGGGAGGGGATAAGTTTACGTAATGCTGAGTTCCTAGTGTACTACAACATAGACTTCAGTGCAACAAGTTATTGGCAAAGTCGTGACCGAATGACAACCAAAGATAGTAAGCTAAGTAAAGTTTACTGGGTGTTTGCTAAGGATGGGATAGAGAAAGAAATATACAAATCAGTAGTTCAAAAGAAGGATTATACCCTTAAACACTTTAAAAAAGATTTATTAACTTTAAATTAAATACAATGGGAATTAAAAAAAATTACAATAAACTAACTTATGCTACCTCTGATTGGTCATTTGAAAACTCATACAACGATGTAAGAATAAAAGAGTTAGTAAAATGGATAAATGAGGAAGAAAGAATACTTGAAAGGAAGGAGGTTTTGGAAAAAGCTAAGACTATGTTTATAAAAGAAAGAACTTTGGCAGATATATTAAAAAAATTAGTTTTAAGTAGAAAAATACAAAGACTATCTCATGGATTATATGCGTGTTTAAACTATAAACCAACTGAAACAAAAAAACTTACTTAGTTTATGACAGAACAACATATACAAAAGAAGAGAATAACGCAATTAGAGTCAGAGGGTTACTATGTAATCAAGCTTATTAAGACCAATAAGAACGGCATCCCTGATCTAATTGCAGTTCACCCAGATGGTAAGATACTTTTCAGTGAGATAAAAAAAGAAGGTGGGAAGTTGTCGGAGTTACAAAAATATAGAATAAAAGAATTAGAAAAACATGGATTTAGAACTGAGGTTTACAGAGGATAGAGATATATTATTAAAAAACTATGGCGTGACATTTTATGTTGCAACATACTTAAATGAGTTGCCATTTAATCTTAGAGTTAAAGTTAATAATGCTCTTGAAAATTTAAATTATGATTTATTTACACCATCAGATGATTATAATTTTATTGGTGGTGTCATAAGAGGAGAAAACCCTTTCTTTTTTTCTTTAGCTTTTTTGCGTGAGGAAGGAGAGTATCCATATTTTGTAGACATAAAACAAGATACCTTGGATGAATATTTAGATTACGTTAAAGCAAAACAAACAATTGAAAACTATGAACATAAAAAAAACAATACAGAAAGCACAACAAATGCTAGATAAATTACCGAAAGGTGATAAGAGAAAAGAACTATTTCAAAAAATACTTAAATTAAAATCAAATGACAGAACCAATTGAACTATTAAGAGAACGATTTGAAGAGATAAGACAAGCTAGAGATTCAGCAGAAGCTAATGGATTGTCTAAAAAAGATTTAGAAGAACTAAACAACATACACCACAAGTATTATGTTTCTATTGAAGTATTAAAAAGAGCAATTGATAAAGCATTTATCGATAAGGGAGTTTTATACAAAGCATCTATAGATTTCTTTCATGGTCAAGAAAGAGAGATAAAAAGATTAAAAACCACTGTTAAAAGGCTATACCGAGAGAACTCAAAAGAAAAGCAGAATTTTTTAACAAATTAATTACAAAAAATATCTAATTTTTTTTTTTGTATTTTTAATTACATCAAATATGAAAAATAAAATGCAACACAGACCTAGGTTAGACGAAGAGGAATATGAGTTAATAAGAGACCACAGAGCATTAAAAAAAGAAGCTGAAGAAGTTGGAATACCTATAGAAGATATTAGTCATTATTGGCATAAAGGAAAACACTTCTCTATTCATGCTAAAAAACAAGGTATATCTATACATAAATTAAGAGACGCAATAATAGAGGAGATGGACAAACACTCTCCTTCATATCCGAAAATAAAAAGAAAAAAAAATAATGATTCTCACTTACTAGTTATCGATCCTGCTGATATACATATAGGAAAACTAGCCTCATCATTTGAAACTGGAGAGGAATATAACTCACAGATAGCAGTTAAAAGAGTTAAGGAAGGGGTTGAAGGAATAATAAATAAATCACAAGGATTTAATATAGATCAGATTTTGTTTATTGGAGGTAATGATATACTGCACGTTGATGTTCCTTCTAGAAAGACTACATCAGGAACACCACAAGATACAGATGGGATGTGGTATGATAACTTTCTTACTGCAAAAAAATTATATGTAGATATAATAGAAATATTATTAGACATAGCAGATGTTCACTTTGTTTATAACCCTAGTAATCATGACTACGTCTCTGGATTTATGTTGTCAGACTCAATAAAATCTTGGTTCAGAAAATGCGATAACATAACCTTTGATTGTAGCATTGCACATAGAAAGGGATACAAGTATGGTAAAAATTTAATTGGAACTACTCATGGAGATGGAGCAAAGATTGCTGACCTGCCACTTATAATGGCTAATGAGTTTTCTAAATGGTGGGCAGAAACCAAACACAGGTATGTATACACACACCACGTACATCACAAGAATTCAAAAGACTATCATGGGATAACTGTTGAGTCTCTGAGGTCTCCTAGTGGATCAGACTCTTGGCATCATAGAAATGGATATGGTGTTGGTGGAATAAAGGCAGTAGAAGGATTTATTCATTCAAAAGACCATGGACAAATAGCTAGATTAACTCATATATTTTAAAAGAAAATGATTAACCCTTTAGATGAAAAAAGATTAAAACACATTAACCATCTAATGGATGAGATCCACGACCAGTCTAGTAGTGTATATGAAAGCTTAGTTGATAAAGATTTTAATCAAGCAGAACAAGATATTAATCAACTTATATCAACATTAAATAATATAAAGTCTAGTTTTAAAGACGAGATTTAGAAAAATTTTATTATCTTTGAGGTCTACAAAAACATCAATTGAATAATTTTCGGTCAATTCTGTTTAGTTTATGTAACTTTCTAATTGTTTACAAAAACTGGTTAATAGCGAAAGAGCCTCTTAATTGAGGCTTTTTTATTTCCTTTTTCTTTTCTTTCTTCGTTTCTTAGATAGTTTAGATTTTTTAAATCCATCTGTGGCATAGTATAGCTTTACTTGTTTGTCAGTAAACACTCTTCCACTTGGACTTACATTTCTATTTTTACCTGCTTTTGTGAATGGCATATGTTAAAATAATTTACTTGAACTTTTTGATTTTCTTGTAGTTGAAGGTCCAAAAAGACTTGAACTTTTCTCCTTTTTAGGAGGCGTATAGTCATACATCTTATCCTTCTCTTGTTGTCTTAGCTTACGTGCTTTTCGTTTTAACTCTTTCTCTGCCTGCCTTGTTTCATATCCTGGAGAGTCAGGTCCAAACGTTCTCTCCCATAAAGGAAAGTCATATCTCTTCATATCCGTTTCACTGCTATAGCCTTGAAGCATCTCTTCTTTTCTTTTCTTTTTATTAGCAG